AGGGTGAGGCGAGACCGCCAGGCCGACCCCCGCCGCCGGGACCGCCGACCCCCCGCCGCGAGCCTCGCGACCCCGCCGACCCCCCGTCGAACATCGCGAGCAACAATGTTGCTTTCGACGTGGGGGGCATTGCAAACCGGACGAGTCGCACCCATATTGGATGTGCCGGTTGGGCATCCCGCCCCCGGCTTTTGAAACGAGGAGACTGCCATCATGGCATCCGAACGTAAGCGCGTATTGGACAAAGACTATGCAGACGATTTCACGAGCGTCACCGTGAAACTCCTGGAAACCGGCGAAACCGCCACGATTGACGTGGCGAGCCTTTCGGACGAAATCCGCGCACAGGCCATTTGCCACGGTCTGTTGCAGAAGATCGGCGACGCGGCGGCCGGGAAGAGCGGCGACGAGGCGGCCGAGGCCGTGCTCGCTGTCGTCGAGCGTCTGCGGGCTGGCGACTGGACCATCAAGGGCGAGGCCGGCCCGCGTCCGACCCTGGTTGCCGAGGCCGTCATGGCGGTTTGCGACGCGGACGGCGTAGCGTACGACCGTGCCGCCGTCATCGCGAAGTACACCGGCAAAGACGGCGAACCGGCTCGGAAGAAGGCCCTCGCCAATCCGGCGGTTCGGGCGGCCTACGAGGCGAAACGTGCCGAGGCGGCGGTTGCCCGCGCGGCCAAGATGGCCGAAAAGGCGAAGGGCGCAACTGGCGGTACATCCGCCGATCTGGTCTAAGCGCTATCGCACTAGTGCGAAACGGGAGGCCCCTGCCGCAAGGCGGGGGCTTTTCCGCTCGTGGGCCGTTTCGCGGCCCGTTGGCGTAGCGGAACGTAGAACCGCCTGTCAGCCTATCGGCGTGACGGATGCAAGCATGTTCCGCCATCGCCCCCCGCCCCCCGCCCCATAATCGCACCCAGCCGCTACCGGAAGTGTAAACTGAAAATTTATATATCACTTAACCAAGAAGGGGGCTTGAAGCGCCAAGGCGCTTAGCCCCACCTAAAACCGGGGAGGACTAGGGGCCGCGACCCCGGAATATGCTTGCATCCATCACGTTGACAGACCGATCCATCCGTGGTAGGATCGAACATTGCCCCGGTTTTTCACCTCTAAGCGAAAGGCTCCCCCCACCATGTTCGAGTACGACCACCTTTCCCCTCGCGACGCCGCCCTAATGCTATCCCAGCGAGCCGCCGACCTGGGGCTATCGCCCCTTCGCATCTGCTACTACTGCAGTACCCCCTTCATGCCACAAAGCTCTATCGGCCTCTACTGCAGCCTAAGGTGCAAGGACAACGCCGTAAAACGCCGCCGCCGCGACCGCGAGCGCCAGAACCCCGACGGAACCGGAGGCCATCGCCCCGACCTGAGCTTCACCACAGAGAAAGGCCCCGCAGGCATCGGAGCCTATGGCTACTTCGAGCCGCAACTCCCCAAATCGGCCGCGAACGCTGACCTCGAACACCGCGTCGAAATCGAGCGAGCAAAACTAGGGCTGACCGCCCTAGAGGGCGTGCAGCGCGAAAAGACCGAGAGCGAAAAGACCCTCGAAGCTCTCGGCTTCACCCCCGGCAGCGGCGGCGCTCGGGCCGCAAGGTCCGGCGGGCCGGTCGCCCCGGACGGCGGTGGGATCGAACCCGAACGGATGCCCCCCGGCCCTACGGAAATTGACCGCCCATTGCCGCTAGCGCCATCCGGCGACCCGGATGCCCCCGAAACCAACGCGCATGGGCGGGCAAAAAACCCTACGTAAAAACCATCCCCCCTAGGTATTGACATTCCCCTACGTCAACCCCATATATAGGGATGGCCGAGTTGCATCCCGCCGCGCCTCTGCTACCGCAAACCTGAACCTCCGGCGGCTAAAAGGAGCAAGAGATGAAACGCTTTCGTATCCACTACCTGATTGCAACCCCTCACGCTGGCCTCGGCGGAGGCGCTGGCTTTCGCGACTTCAGGGACCCCGAGGCCATTGCCGCCTGGCTGATCGAGGAGAGCGAAGCCGGCCGCATTGTCATTACCACTCGCGTTGAGGTGATCGTATGAGGACTTCTCGCCGAAAGGCCCCTCGTACGGACTTCTCGCCGCTACCGCAGAGCGAGGCGTGGCACGCCGCGCAGCCGGTACACCGCATGAAGAACGGCCTCACTCCTGCGGAGTACGGCCCTCGAGTGGCCGCTCCGCTCATGGCTCGCCTCGACGCCCTGCCCATCGAGCGCAGAGCGATGGCCCATATCTTTGGGACTAAAACCTCGCAGGAGATGAGCTTCAACCTAAAGTGGCTCATCGCCGCCTACCCCTATTCCTGGCGGGACACCGAGCCGGCGTTCCGCCTCCTAGCGCAAGAGCGCTCGCACGGCCTAGAGGCCATTAGAGTCGATCCTCACTCGAAGCTCTCGGACCTGATCTGATGCAGATCCTCGCAACCCACAAACAGCTCATCAACTCTCAGGGCATGGCGCACTATCGCGCCCTTCTGCTCGTGGATGGCCGCGAGCACCTCCTCTCCCGCGAAGGCACCTCGGCGTTCGTTACCGCCTACGAGGCCCAGCGCTTCGCGGACCAGCAAAAGGCTCGGATCATCAGCCTCATCCGAACCTGGCTCAAGGCGCATACGAGCACCGATGGTGCGACTGTCCGCCCAAAGCTCTCCACCAAGAGGCTTAACTCCAGGGCCGGCCGACGGTCGCCCTCTATCACGGAGCTGATCTAATGACCTCCTCCTTCGAAAAGCAGACCGCAACCTTCGAGTTCGAGCGCGAAACCAAAGGCACCCTCGTCTTTGACGAAAAGGACCCCAAGGACAACCCTCTGATCGGAACCCTCTACCTGCGAAAGGCCCGGCTGGCCGGCCAGCGCCCCCAACGCCTAACCATTACGGTCGAGGGCTAGCGCCATGAAACGGAACAGCTATATGCTCGTTCGAGCCGACTCCCGCCTCCGGCAGGGCGCTCGCTGGCGTTTCGAGTTCGTCATGCGCCTTCGGACCCTCAAGCCCTACTTCTTCCACTCAATGCCCAAGGCGGAAATCGCCCTCCTCGGCCGCCGCCTCGCCCGCAAGGGCGTCGTGGTGTTCGGCCACTGGCGCTTCACCCGCCTCGGCCGCGGAGCCAGGCTATGATTACCGAAAGCAAAAAGCTCATCTTCACCGCCAGCGACGGCAAGATCTTCCTAGACCGCAACGAGGCCCTGAGGTACGATGCGGAGGTTCGCCTCCGCGCCTTCTGGGCCGAGGTCTGGCAAGGGCCGATGGACAACGAGCTGATCGAAATCATGCTCTCCAACCGCCTGGCCCTCATCGACGCCCTCGGCGGAACCTTCACCCGTGATACCTTTCAGAAAGCAGGCTAACGATGCTCCTCCACACCGCTGACGTTCTGGTGATGGAGCAGAGGCGCTGTCGCATGTGCGGCAGCGTCGCCTCTGCCCCCTCGCCCCTCACTCACATGATGTTCCACAGCGTAGCTGGTGACCCCCGCAAGGTGGCGATCGTTCCCCGGAAACCCGAGGACGCCCACCACATCACCCGCACTGTCCGCTACGTCGAGGTCGAAATCCCAGCCTGCCTCCCCTGCTGGGAGTCCTCGGCCGCGGAACTGACCCCCTACGAGCAGGCGGCCGCCTTCACCCCGGAGCGCCCAGCCCCGATCATCCTCAGGCCGGCCACCCCGGCCGCCCCTCCTCGCATACCCTCTCTTCAGGAGTTGATCTAATGGAAAAGCTCTCTACCCTCATCGACGGCCTTCTCGCTAAACTCGGAAAGGACCACAAGCCCTACATCTCCGCCGAAACCTTCGAGCGGCAGACCGCCGACAACCTCGCCGCAAAGGCCTACCTCGCCCTTCCCGAGAAGGTGCAGGAGCTGCTTCAGGCTATGAGCGAGGCCGAGTGTGAAGCCTGGGCGCTCGTCCACGCGCATCTACACTCCATCCACAAACCCCTCACCTGCGACGACATCCACTTCATTCAGGCCTTCACCGCCCTCGCGAACGGCTTCAGCTCCGCCTGCGGCCTCCGCCGCAAGGCCGACGTCGAGCAGTGTCTCGCCATCCTAACCGAGATGCAAGCAACCCTTCGCTCTTGCCTCGTCGAAACCGCCCTCGGCACCCCGGAGGGCAACGCATGAAGCTCGCCGAAGTCTACTTCGAAAGCCTCGAAGCACCCCAGCGCTTCTTCCTCCACCAAGGAAGTGAGCTGATGCCTCTCCCCTCCTCGGGCCTCTTGCCCGCCCTTCGAGCAGCGCGCGTCGATGCTCGCAATCCCCGCCGGTACTATGAAGCAGGTCCGTCGGTCCTCAATCTCCGCTTCATCACCCGCATCGACTTTGTCGATCCCGCAAGCTATGAGGTAGCAACATGACCCACACTCCTTCCCACTCCTACGTAATCTTCTCGAACCAAGGGGAAATCGACCCCAGGCTCATGACCACCTTCGGCACGAACGTCAAGGAGGGCGATAGCCCCATCGGCTTCTTCGGCACAGGCTTCAAGTACGCCATCGCCATCCTCCTTCGAAATAGCTGCGAGGTAGTCGTCCACTCCGGCGCTCAGCGCTATAAGTTCTCCGCTCGAACCGAGGCGATCCGGGGCAAAGATTTCGCCCTCGTCTATATGAACGAGCAGCCGATGGGCTTCACCCTCGACCTCGGCAAGAACTGGAAGTTCTGGACCTCCTATCGCGAGCTGTACTCGAACTGCCTCGACGAGAATGGCAGCGTTTCGACCGCGGCCTCGGAGCCCCCACCGCGGCCAGGCTACACGCAAATCTGCGTCAAGGGCGCGCGCTTCGCCAACGTCCACGCAAATCGCTCGCAGTACTTCCTCGAAACCGACCCCCTTCATAAGGGCGCCTACGCCAGCTTCCACCCCGGCCGAAGCAGCGAAATCTACTACAAAAACATCCAAGTTGGCGTGTTCGCCGACGGCCGGCCCAGCGTCATGACCTACAACTTCCGCACCGCCCTCGTCCTCACCGAGGACAGAACCCTCAAAGACCATCGCTCGGCCGATATGTGGCTGGCCTTTGAGCTTGGGCGCCTTTCCGACGCCGGCCTCCTCAAGCGCATCCTCACGGCGGGCAAAGACTTCCACGAGTATCACCTCGACTGGCCCTCCCTCGGCTCCTCTGCCCCCTCCCGCACCTTCCTCTCCGTCGTCCACGAGATGCTCCAAACCGATGTAACGAGCGTGCCTCCGGCCCTCTACACCTACTGGCGCACCCACTCCATCGGCAAGTTCCGCCCCGAGGTCCGAGCGCCCAACGCTCGCGAAACCCTCCTACTCCAGAAGGCAACCGCCTTCCTTAAAGCCGCCGGCTTCGATCTAAGCGCTTATCCCATCAACGTCGCCGATAGCCTGGGCAATTCCGTCATGGGCTTCGCTTACGAGAAGGAGATCTTTATCTCCTCCTCCACATTCGAGGTTGGGCTAAAGCAGCTCGTCATGACCCTCCTCGAAGAGTACGTTCACTTGAAGTACGGCGTATGTGACGAAACCCGAGCGATGCAGGAGAGGCTCTTCGCCCTGCTCGTCTCGGCCCACGAGCTTCGTCTCGAGGAAGCTCTATGAGGAGGAGGAATGAAGCCAACCGTACTCGTCCTGGCCCTAGTGGTCAGTGCGTGCACCCAGAACCGGGGCGATCTTCCGGCGGAAGACTCCCCCGTTTCACCCCGTCAAGTCCAAACCATGTACCACCTATGGCAGGAGATGGTACGTGGCAGCTTTCCTTCTGCCCTGGAGCCTCGACATGAAACGCCTTCTACTGACTTCGACCGCTATCGCTACCCTCCTACTGACCTCACCCTCAGCGGCGTGGGCCGTTCCTGACTGCGACAAGTACCCTATCGCCGGCTGTCCCGCCCACAACGACGATCGCCCTGAGCCTCAGGCCAGCCACCGCGGCGGGGACGGGGACGGAGATGGGGACGGGGACGGGGACACTGGCGACGACGACGACGATGATGACGACGACGATGACGGTGGCAACTGCCACGAGCCCAAGTCCTACTGACGTTGAGGCTTAGAGGGGTTCGCCCCTCTAGGTCCTGAACACCAGCAAAGGAGCAGACGAAATGGAAGCTAAAATTGCATCACACTTCGGCTACCTACCAGAAAGCGAGGACGCCATGACTGACACCCCCACCCCAGCCCAGCCAGCGGCGGGCCATGACGCAGCGGCGGATACGAGAACGCAGTTACTTGACGAGGCAAAGCGGCGGCTGGATCGGTACGATATGGCAACGCATTCATGCGATGAAGATGAATGGGCCGATTTGGTGTTTCGGCTGATCGAAATTGTCAAGCAGCAGCGTACTACTGTTGTCGATGCACAGAGCGCCTACCGCGCCAGCCGCGAGGAGGTCAAGCAGTTACTGGCCCTTTCATCTAAAAGCACGATACTTGATGAAGCATCGAAACGGATTGAAGCCGCCGAGCGCGACCGCGATGCGCTGCGGGAGGCGCTGGTTGACTTGCAGAAGCGAGCAAAATCATATCGCAAATCCCGTGATCTTGTTGGCCCGGCTGAATACCATGACGACTGGCCGAAGATGAAGGTGTGGCAGAAAGCAACGTACGATGTTGGCAAGGAATTTGACGCGGCGATCCGCTCAGCTCTCGCCGCCCCTCCCGAAGCGGATGGTGGGGAGAAGATATTCAGTGTTGATAAATTCAAAGATGCCGATGATGGTTTGCGGGAATGGCTGAAGGAGCGAGGCGACAATGGCGACGAATAAGAAAGGATCGGAGCGAGAATTTGCATCGCTCGATCCAAACAAATGGGCTAAGGCTGCTTTTGAATGTCTACAGGCCGATGATGAATTGTCTGAGGCATGGCTTGCCGAGCAGCTATCAGAATATGGCGAGTATATTGTCCGCGCCAGCCGCGAGGAGGTGAGACGGCTACAGGACCGGATCGCTACGGTATTATTCGATTGCAAGCAGTTAGCTCAGGAGCGTGAGGATGCACTACAACGCGCCGAAATCGCCGAGCGCGAACGCGATGCGATGCGGGAGGCACTAGAGCAGTTACGCGCTTTGGCGAGAGAAGCGACACTACACCGTGATTTCTATTCTGGTCATACATTCCGAGATGTACCAGCACAGGACGTGGAAGTTATTGCAGATAAAGCTCTCGCCCGGAGCGCAAAGCCATGACTATTCGCCCGATATTCGCGTGGTATGACCTGTGGATCGGCGTATTTTGGGATCAGGCCAAACGACGACTGTATGTTTTCCCCGTGCCATGCTTCGGCCTAGTTCTGCAATTCAGGAGCGCAAAGCCATGACCGCGACAGCAGAAGAGACGGCGCGGGAGATTGTCCGTACTACGGACCTTAACAATGTAGAGAGGGGGCAACGATTGATTGACAAGATCACCGCCGCCCTCCTCGCTCACGGCGCGGCGGAGCGGGCGCGGGCGATGATTGCGGCGAGCGAATGTCCAATGCCAGAATTGCATCCCGGCTTTGAGCCGACGCAGGAAAACAAAACGCTGTGGTCGGTGGCCCATGCGAACGGCGTACTGTCAGCATGTGAAGCCATCCGCGCCCTGCCGAGCGCCGGGCCGGTGGGGGATGGGGACCTCACGCTGTCATGCCCGAGTTGCCATTTCAATTGGCATTTTCTCAGCGCAAATTGCCCCAACTGCAAGCAACCGTTGCCGACAACTCCGCCGGTGCGCCTATGACCGAAACATGCAAGCACCTTAACTTCATCATCCGCGACAGCGATCGCATCTACCACGGCTTCTGTCCTGACTGCAAGCAAGAGGTCCCCATCTGGATCGTCTTCAACAACTTCCTCGAAGCAATGCGAGCGCTGCTCGCGAAGGAGTCTTAAATGCTTTGGTTCATCGCAATCTGTTTCACCATCCTCATCGACGGCCAGCCGAGCTGCCGCGAGGTCCTTCGGCTCGAATGTGCGAACGAGCAGCAATGCATCCGCTCGCTCGAAGCCCTTCGTCTCCCACCCGAGGCGACCGCCTACTACTACGCCCAGGCTCGCCCCGCCCCCGAGGCGGCCGCTCCGCCCAAGGCGGCCGGCGAATGAGGATCATTGCCTTGGCGATCGCCGCCGCCATCACCCTCGCCTTCCTCTTCCGCTACATGAGGTAAGCCATGCCCACCGTCCTTCAGTTCGAGCCCCGGCTCATGAAGCTCCTCCTCCTCCCCCACGAAACCGAGAGCAAGCGAGTCGTGGTCCGCTACACGTCCTCGGACGTGGCCGACCCTTGGAAAGCCGCCCAGCGCCTTCGAGCGAGGCTCCACCAGCTCCGCGCCGCCATGAAGCGCGAGAGCCACACCGCCTACGGCAAAGCCTCCAAGGTCCACGTCGGCGCAAAGCGCCTCGATCAGCAGACCGCCGAGGTTACGATCCGCCTCATCGACGAGGACCTCCTCGGCCCGGTCGAGCGAGCCCTCGAAAAACCGGCGGCGTGATCCGGTGGAAGAACTCCCCACTTTTTCCTTGACACCTTAACAAAACCCATGCCATTATGGGCAATTGTCCCCCACCGATCGGAGTTGCTTATGCCCCGCAAGCCTAGCGAAGTTCCCTCGAAAGAGATGAGGGTCCAATGCCCCCTACCGCTCCACGAGCAGATCGAGCGAGTCCTCTACGACCCCATCAACCGCCGGAGGGCCTACGGCTCCTTCAGCACCATCACCTGCATCCTCTGGACCCGCTTCCTGCAAGAGCAGGGCATCGCCGACCTACCTCCCCTCACTGAAGAGCAAAAGGAGCTTCTCAATGTCCGTGCCCTTGTCGCCTGAAAAGGAGGCCTTCTTCAAGGCTTTCCGCGAAGCACCCCTCCCCGACGTAGCGGCCCTCGCCTCTTCGGAGAGAGTGAAGCGCATCGAAACCTACCACGACATGAGGCTTCACGGCATCTTCCTCAGCATCGACGAGACCCGCCACGCCATCTCACTGATCAGTGCCGATCGGGCCGAGCAGGCCCGCCGCAAGGCGGCCGATACGAGGGCGGTTAAGAAGGCCGAGAAGAGCGGCGCCTACACCGGCCCCGCTCCCTCAATCAACGACCTCATCTAGGAGTTCCCTCATGCCCACCTTCCCACGTCTGATCGACTCTACCATGCTCGTCGCATGGCGGGCCTGTAATCGAAAGTTCGAGCTGGAGTTCTCGGAGAACCTCGCCCCTGACGGCAGGAGTGTCGATCTCCACTTCGGAGGCGCCGTCGCCCAAGGGATGCAGAGCGCTCGCGAAGCCTACTTCGTTCGCGGCCTACCCCCCGCCGAGGCCCACAACGTCGGCATGAACGCGGCGCTCGAGTATTGGGCCGGCTTTCCCTCTCCCGAGGGGCACGCCAAGAACGGCAACTCCCTCCTCCTGGCCCTGGACGGTTACTTCCAGCAATGGCCCCTAGGCACCGACCCGCTTCGCGCCGTCATGCTCGGCGAGAGCAAAGCCGCCGTCGAGGTCACGTTCGCTCACCCCATCCTGGAGGTCGAGCATCCCGACGGAGGCCCCCTCGTCTATGCGGGTCGGTACGACATGCTCGGCGAAATCGAAGGCGTCCCCTACATCGTCGATGAGAAGACCACCGGCCGCGGGTTCTCTGCCGGCTGGTCGCAGTCCTGGACTCTTCGTAATCAGTTCATCGGCTATACCTGGGCTGCCCAGCAAGAGGGCTTCGCCGTCTCCAACGTCCTCGTCAGGGGTATCGCAGTCCTAAAGACCAAGCTCGACTTCACCCAAGCCATCGTCACCATCCCGAACCACCTCATCTCGCGGTGGTACAGTCAGCTCACTCGCGACCTTGCTCGTATGGTGGAACAGTTTCGCTCCGGATATTTCGACCTCAACCTCGGCGACACCTGCAGCAGCTATGGCAACTGCCCCTTCATTCCCGTCTGCAGCGCCATCTCTCCGCAGGAGTGGTTCAGCATGTATTCCGAGCGCAACTGGAACCCCCTGAAAAAGAACCCCACCGAGAAGGAGCTCGTCGCAGCATGAGACTCTTCGGCATCGTCGCTCTCCTCGGCACCGCGGCCGGCATCATGCTCTCCGGCCTAGCTCTCCTCGTTGCCTTCTATAGCGGGATACTTCAGTGAATGCCCGCAGACTTCTACTCCTCTACGGCAGCGACGTTGGCACCGCGAGCTTCGGAACGTACGTTCCACAAGCCGGCGCTTTCCAGTTCTCAGTGGCATATTGCTGTCCGAGCTGTGGAGAGGCGGGCTGGGGCCGTCGTCTCTTCATCCCCGAAGGTCCTTCCGTCGCCCACAAGTGGATCTTCGAGGAGCGCCTCTGCCCCTCTTGCGGCGGCGGCCGCCTCACTACTGAGCGAGACCTTGAACTCGCTGCCGACCCTTACTTTGCTGATCTATTTGATCAGCCTTATCTCGAAAGGATCTTAGACGATGGCCTTACCGAATACAGCTTCGGCGGCACCCGCCGCTCCCATCCCTCCTCGCAATGACGGCTCCGCTACCCTTCTCATGGGACTCCCCGGAGGGGGGAAGTCCTACTCCATCACAACTCTTCTCGCTTGCGGCCTAGAGGTTTTCGTCCTCGGCACGGAGCCTCGCTACTTGGAGTCCTATATGGACGCCATCAAAGAGCGTAAGCTCGACGTAGAGAAGTTCCACTACATGACCATCCAACCGCTTACCCAGAGCTGGGACTCCATGATAGCGAGCGCGAAGCTCATCAATCAGTTCAGCTTCGAGCAGCTATCTCAGATGAAGCAAGGCATCGGAAAAGAGAACTACAACCAGTTCATCAAAGTCCTCAGCGCTTGCGCCAACTTCGTCGATGAGCGGACGGGGCGCTCTTACGGCCCCATCGACCAGTGGGGCTCCGATCGAGCCTTCGTAGTGGACAGTCTTTCCGGCCTCAACCTCATGGCAATGGACCTCGTGGTTGGCTCGAAACCCGTCCGCGCCCAGGGCGAGTGGGGCGTTGCGATGGATAACGAAGAGCGCCTGGTCAACACCTGGTGTAGTGCCTTGAAGTGCTTCTTCGTCCTCACCGCTCACATCGAGCGGGAGCCGAATGAGGTCACCGGCGGCGTCACCGTTCAGGTAGGCGCTCTGGGCCGTAAGCTCGCCCCCAAGCTCCCGAGGTTCTTCAGCGAAGTGGTGCTCTGCTACCGCGAAGGCGACAAGTACTGGTGGAGCACCACGACCCCGATGCACGACCTCAAGCGCCGCGTTTTGCCGCTGAGCGAAAAGATCGAACCGCACTTCAAGCCCATCGTCGAGGCTTGGAAGGCCAGACTCGCAACCCAAACCCCGAAGGTGGCAGCATGACCGTCGCCCTTATCCTCGATACCAAAACCACCGGGAAACTTCAGTTCAAGCTCCCCGACGAGCACCCGGCCCAGCCCGACGTGATCGAGCTTGCCGCCATCCTCGCGGATGAGGAGAAGATCATCTCCCAAGTCTCGCTCCTCGTCAAACCCGAATGGCCTTGGCGGCTACCACCTGAAGTGGTGGCTATTCACGGACATACTCCTGAGAAGATCGAGGCCCACGGCGTCGGCTCGCTCTTCGCCCTTCGCACTATCGCCGGTCTGATACGCAGGGCCCAGGTCATCGTCGCTCACAATCTTGAGTTCAATCGCCGATGTCTTCGTACAATGGCCTTTCGGGTCGGCAAGCTTTCTGACTTCGAGCAGTGTCTCGCAAACCGAGCTCTCTTCTGCACCATGAAAGTCTCGACTGACCTCTGCAAGCTCTCCGGCCAGTACGGAGACTTCAAGTGGCCCAAACTCTCTGAGGCTCTCGAGATCCTCTGCAACCACAAACTCGAAGGCGCTCACGGCGCCCTCGCCGACAGCCACGGCTGTCTTAAGCTCTTCCGTCACCTGACGGCAGCGGGGAATGGGGAGGCCCCGAACGAAACCTCCCTCGAAAGCAACTAGCAAATAGCAAGGAGCATACTGCAATGAGCGTATTCGACCCCAACCACTTCCTGCAGCAGACTGTCGAAGGCGGGAACTTCGAGACCCGCGTGACGCCGATCGACGAGGGCGAGTACCCCGCTGTCATCGACGCCATCGACATTAAGACCCTCACCAAGAGCGGCATCCGCTACGTCGCGGAACTCCGCTGGAGCATCATGGACGAGAACGTGAAGGCCAAGCTCGGTCTGCCCAAGGTCACCGTCAGGCAGTCGGTTTTCCTCGACATTGACGAGGCCGGCCGGTACGAGAAAGGCCCCAACAAGAACGTCCAGCTCGGCCGCGTCCGCGATGCGGTTGGGCAGGGCAACGTCAATCCCTGGGCGCTCGCTATGCTCCAGGGAGCTGGCCCGGCCAAGGTGAAGATCACCAAGCGCCCTGACGACAAGGACCCCACCATCGTCTATAACGACGTGGCTGCGGTCACCAAGTTCGCGGCGTAACTCCAACTCTCGAAGGGGGGAGGGGCGTTAAGCCCCTCTCTTTTCATCTCATGTTCGTAATCACCCTTACCACCAAGCACGAGTTCGATCCGATGGAGGGCGAAGCCCACTCCTTCGTCGTACTCCACATTGCCGGCGACGGCATCAAGTCTCCTGCCGAGGTCGAGCAGATGGTTTATCAGCTCGATCACATGAAGAAACTCTTGGAGGAGTAAATGTCTCGCTCATCTGGCGCAAGTGATCTCGTTGAAGTCGCTTGCATCTTCATCACCGAAACCGAGAAGGCCATCCTCGTCGATGCTGGCACTGGTAAAATTTGGGTACCAAAGTCCATGTGCGAGTTCGAGGATGGCACCCTCACGCTTCCTGAAAGCCTTGCAAAAGAGAAGGGCCTCATATGACCCAAACCATTCCCTACGGAGCGATCGTCGTCCCCGAGGGCCGCCAGCGCAAGGCGGTTCCGCCCTCCCATATCGCAAGCCTGGCGGATAGCATCGAGGCCTTCGGCTTGCTTCACGCCCCAGTCGTGCGAGAACTTCCTGATGGTAGCTATCAGCTCGTCGTCGGCGAGTGCCGCTTCCGCGCCATCGGTAAGCTCATCGAAGAGAACCGCCGCTTCTCTCACGACGAAATCGAAATGGAGGGTGACGATATTCCCGTTACCCTCACGAGCGAACTCGAACCCCTTCGGCTCAAGGAGGTCGAACTTGAAGAGAACATCAGGCGTCTCGATCTTTCTTGGCAGGATCGCTCGGCTGCTTTCGCAGAGCTTCACGCCCTGCGTCAAGCGCAGAACCCCGCTCAGACCGTGGCCGATACCGCTCGCGAAGTCAGTAGCACGACCGGAGCCTCGATCGACGCGGCCTCGGCCGAGATTACCCGCTCTCGCCTCGTCGATCGCTTCCGCGACGATCCGCAGGTCAAGCAAGCGCGGTCGCTAAAAGAGGCCCACAACATCGTAACCCGTAAGCTCGAGGCCGACTTCAAGGAGGACCTCGTAAAGATGACGAAGGCGACCACTCGGCACGTCCTGCTTGAGGGCGATTGCAAGGAGCTTCTCGCCACCTTCGCGAATGAGCAGTTCGATCTCATCCTCACCGATCCCCCCTACGGCATGGGAGCCGATGCTTTCGGCACCGCCGGCGCCGCTCATACCTATAGTGACACGGCAGAGCTCGGCCTCGGCATCGCCACTACCATCCTCGTCGAGGGCTTTCGGGTCACCAAGCCTCAAGCCCACCTCTACCTCTTCTGCGACATTGACCACTTCCACACCTTGCGCACAGCGGCGCAGCTTGCCGGCTGGTACGCCTTCCGCACACCGATCACTTGGTTCAAGGGCGGAGCCGCCGGCCACGACCCCCTGCCGCAGAGGGGCTTCCGCCGCACGACTGAATGGCTACTCTATTGCATCAAGGGCGATAAGCCCCACTACCAGTTCCTCGGCGACCTCCTCGACGTGACGAACCAACCTAACGCCCTGCACCCCGCCGCAAAGCCCGTCGAGCTCTTCAAGCGCCTCATCGCCCGCAGCTGTAAGGCTGGCGATAAGGTCCTCGATCCCTGCTGCGGTCTCGGTCCCATCTTCCCCGCGGCGAGCGCTCTCGCGGTTGATGCCACTGGCATCGAGCTTTCGCCCGAGTTCGTCAAGCACGCTCGCAACCGCATGTATGAGAAGGAGTAGGCTCTATGCCTCTCCCTCCCTTCTTCGGAACGCGAGGCCCTCGTAACGCTCCAATCGTCGTAGTCGGCGAAGCCTGGGGCGAAAACGAGGCGGCGGCGCAAAAGCCCTTCGTCGGACTGTCGGGCCGCGAACTGGAGAACATGCTCTCTGACGCCGGTATCCCCGTCGCCGAGGTGTTCTTCACCAACGTCTGCCCAAGGCGCCCACCATCGAACGACATGAAGTTCTTCTTCGAAAGGACAGCAGATGCTCGAAAAGCCGGGTTCACCTTCATACGAGGATTGTGTCCAAGCCCTGAGACTCGCGGGGATATCGGAAGGCTTTATAGCGAACTTAATGCAATCAAGCCCAGGGTCATTGTACCACTTGGCAACTACGCGCTGTGGGCACTTACTGAAAGTAACTTCGGAGTCGCCGACGACGAAGGTTATAAGGTTCCCACGGGAATTACGAAGTGGCGTGGCAGCTACCTCGAATGGAACGTCGGCAACGATCCTGAAGTTCGAACGCCCCTCGTCCCCACGTACCACCCTGCGGCCATTATGCGCCAGTGGTCCTGGCGGGCCGCGGCAGTCCACGACCTTAGAGTCCGAGTGGCGCCACTGGCGCGAGGCACCTCGGTCCCCTACCCCGACTACAACTTCACCATCCGCCCCACCTTCGAGCAAGCCATCGACGCCCTGGAGTTCCTCCTCCGACTTCCCGCCGGAAGCTGGATAACCTGCGACCTCGAAACCCGTCTCGGCCACATCGCCTGCCTCGGTTTTGCCTGGAGCGCCACCGATGCAGTCTGCATCCCCCTCATGTGTGTGGAGAACGATTATGGCTACTGGACGCAAGATGAAGAAGCCTCAATCCGCAGTCACCTTCAAGCACTCTTGGCGCGACGGGATATTCGCTGGTCCAATCAAAATATCCTCTATGACATGCAGTATCTCGATTATTGGCTTTGGGAAGTACCGACACCGAGCCACGATACGATGGTGGCTCACCACCTCTGCTGGCCAGGTACTCCAAAAGACCTCGGTTATCTATCCTCGCTTTATTGCCGCTACCACCGCTACTGGAAAGAGGACGGCAGGTACTGGGACCCCGCGACGATGCCGGAAGAGCAGCTCTGGCGCTACAACTGCGTCGATGCCGTCACGACCTGGGAAATCACGCAAGAATTAGAGCGCCTCATCGACACCCTCGGGTTCCGAGAGCTCTTTACCGACCGGCTAGAGCAGCTCGCTGTCGCCTTCGACATGATGCGTCGAGGCGTTCGCGTCGATGAGAAGGCTCGCAGCAAACTCTACTTCGAGTTCGACGACGCAATCCAGAAGAGGGACGCCGAGCTCTCACAGCTCATGCCCCCCGACCTTCCGCCTCTTCTCGCCGGCAAGACAGCAAAAAGCCAGTGGTATAGGTCCCCCACACAACAGGCGAAATTCTTCTACGACCTCTGCGGGGTGCCCGAGGTTTTCGACCGCAAGACGAAACGGCGCACCTGCGACGACGACGCTCTGAATAAGATTGCCCTCAAGGCCCCCTTACTCCAGCCGATCACCGAGCGGCTTCAGGAAACCCGAAGCCTACTGGTCATTAGGAACGGAATACTCTCCGCTCCCGCCGACCCCGACGGAAGGATGAGGTGCTCGTTTAATCCCGCTGGAACTGATACCTTTCGCTACTCTTCGAGCGAGAACGCCTTCGGCCGGGGGACCAACCTTCAGAACATCTCAAAAGGAGAGGACGAATGAGAAGAGTCTTTGGCCTTCTGGCCCGCTGTTGCCTTCGAGAGTGCAACCGCCAGGGTACTTTCATCCTCGACGACAAGCGAGTGATCTGCGAGTTCCATGCTAGACTCTACGCCATCGGCTCGAAGGTAGGAGAGGCTTACGCCGAAGAGCTCAACCGCGACCCCCATATGGAGGAGTTCCTCAAAGAGGAAGCGCAACTCGAGCCGGGGAGCGACGAAAGTGAAACGCCTCGCAAATAACGTCAAGGGCCATCACCCCACGGCCTACCGCCCTGAGGAGATCGAGGTCCTTATGTCGATGCTCGCCGCCGGCGCCTCGGCCAAGGAGGTCGCTCTCGTCCTCGGCCGCAGCCGCAGCAGCGTCTACGTCTACTGCCACAAGCACAGGCTCTCGCTCCTCGCAAACCGTAAGCAGAGTGACGAAGCCCTTAAACGTAAAGAGCGTCGCGTAAGGCAAGGGGGTATCTGATGCTTCAAATGCCTAATATTCGTGACATCTTCATCCCCGACAGAGGCTACGCTATTTTCGACTTCGACCTCGTCGGAGCCGAGGCAATGCTCATCGCCTGGGAGATCGGCGGGAACTTCAAGCGGGACTTTCTCGCCGGAGTTAAAATCCACATCGAAACCATGAAGGTGATTTTCCCTGCGGCGTATCGTATCAACGAAAAGCACGAACCCGAGTATACGAAGTGCAAGAACCTCGCCTATGGTACCATCTATGGGGGTAAGCCGCGAGGTATCGGCGCGGCCGCCTCGATCCCCGAAGCACTGGTCAGTAAGTTCCAACAATACTTCTTCACTCGCTACCCCGAAATTCGAGAGTATCATCGCAAAACCGACTTGCAGCTCATGACCAAACGGGAGATCTTCAACCCCTTCGGCTATCGCATCCACTACTTCGACCGGCCCGAGGCCCTCCTCCCCGAGGCTCTCGCCTGGAAGCCGCAGAGCACCATCGCCATTGTGACGCAACGCGCTTGCGCCATCATACTTCGCGAGTTCCCTTGGGCGGAACTCCTACTCCAGGTCCACGACTCGATCATCCCGCAGATCCAGTTCAAGGACCTCCATAGGGTGAAGGAACTTAAGGCCCGCATAAGCCGCATCCCCGTCCCCTATCCCGACCCGCTCCACATTCCGTGGGGAGTGAAGGCCTCCATCAAGTCTTGGGGGGCTGTTCAGCCTTTCGACGTAGAGAACCCTCGCGAGGTATTTTACGTATGAGGTTCGAGTATGATCTATTTCGGCACACCCTACAGTGACGTCAATCCCGCTGTGGTAAATGAGCGAGTGCATCTAACACTCGTCGCGACTGCTTCACTTATCCGCCGCGGCCTAGTGATCTATAGCCCCATCGCCCATTGCCACGACCTCGCCCTTCGGTTCGGCCTCCCGACCGACGCCGCCTTTTGGGAGCGCATTAACCGCGACTTTCTTGAAGCGGCCAAGGAGTTCTACGCCCTCTGCATCCCTGGCTGGCGAACGTCCATCGGCCTTACTCGCGAGTTCGAGATTGCTCGGCAGCTTAAGCTCCCCATTGGCTATGTAACGATGGATCACCTCAATGTCAGAATTAGCCCCAACGAGCCGGTTCTATGACAACTGGCTACAAGCCTATGTGGAATACACCAAGCACTCCGAGGCCCCCGACGCCTTCCACTTCTGGACGGCTGTTAGCGTCGTTGCGGGAGCCCTCCGCCGCCGCGTTTGGATCGACCAGCGACACTTCCAGTGGACACCTAACTTCTATATCGTATTCGTCGGACCTCCTGGCGTTATCGCAAAGTCTACCTCTGCCCACATTGGCTTCTCACTTCTGAAGCAGGTCGATGGTATCAAGTTCGGGCCCCAAAGCCTCACATGGCAGGGCCTCACGGTCGCCCTCGAAGAGGCCGTCGAGCTGGTTCAAATGCCGGCCGACGATGCCCTCATTCCCATGAGCTGCTTGACGATCAGCATTAGCGAGCTAGGCACTTTCCTCAAGCCCAAGGACACTGAGCTAATCGACGTAATGGTAGACCTCTGGGATGGGCAAATCCGAACCTGGGAGCATCGTGTAAAGACCGGCGACAAGCCTTCGACCCGGATCGTCAACCCCTGGATGAACATCATCGGCTGCACTACTCCCGCCTGGCTTCGAGCCAACTTCCCGGCTTATATGATCGAGGGCGGCCTCACCTCCCGTTGCATCTTCGTCTATGGCGACGCCAAGCGACAGTTCACGGCTTACCTTTCCGAGGCCATCGAGAGCAAAGAGCACAAAGCTATGGCCTCCATGCTCGTCGAGGACCTTAAGCAAATCGCGGCCATTGCGGGAGAGTACGAACTCTCGCGCGAGGCAATCGAATGGGGGACCTCATGGTACATACGCCACTGGACCAATCGACCCAAGCACCTAACCTCCGATCGCTACGGCGGGTACGTGGCTCGCAAGCAGACGCACATGCACAAGCTCGCGATGGTGATCGCGGCGGCTCAGCGAAACACGAGGCTCATCACAGTCGAGGACTTGACGGCAGCAGAGCGCCTCGTCTCCGCCCAGGAGGTAGACCTTCAGAAGGTTTTCAACACCATAGGGGCGACGGATCAGTCGAAGGACGAAACCGAGGTTGTGGCGGCCCTACGGGGAGCGGGAGGCTTCAGCAGCCAAAAAGACCTCCTCATCATGGTATCGAAGTTCATCGACCGCAAGCGGTTCGATGCCGCGATCTCGAACCTTCTCTCAATGGGGACGATCAAGCTCGCGCTAATCAACAACTCTCTCGGCTACGAGTATCAGGGCGAGGCCGTTCCTACGGAGCCAAAATCCACTTCGGGATAATACCTCTTCACGTCCTCGGCAAGGCCCTGATAGGTTTTCGAGGTAGCGTCTCCGCTTTCGAGTTTCTTCTCTTTCGACTGTCGGGACTTGATGCTCTGGAGCAAGCTTTTCGTGCTGATCCGAAGTTTCGCGTTTGGTACCTGAGAGTTGAAACGATCAATTGCCTCCCGCACATCCGCCAGGGCCTCACGATCCTTGCCCTTTCGAGCGGAGTAGAACTGGTCGAAAAGCACCTGTCTCTGCAGCGCCCAAAAGCCGATCGCCTCTCGTTGCGCCGCAATCAGGTCCCACTTCTCGGTCAGCTTCGTTGGGGTGAAGCCGAGCATGTAGCCCGCGAGCTCCAGCGTATCTGCGGTATTCGTCACATCGAAGTCGGCTATCGCCGCTCCGCTGCGCGAGGTCTCCTCGCCCCGGAGTCCAACGCGAATTCCCCTCATCACATTCTTCAGGGCCCTTGGGAGCATACGTTCCCATTGCTTAAACACATCCGGGTCGCCGCTTTCCAAGGCCCGCACCATGCGGAGTGGTATCGCGTAACTCGCTCCGAGAACGTCCTCAGCGACTTTGGTGAATTTCTCCTCGTAGGTAAGCGAAGGATCGAAAAGCGGCTGCGCTCCCGGCACCAGGCGCCCCATGCCTAGCCGGGACGAAAAGTCGAACCCCGGAACATTCATTCCAAGCTGATTGCCCAAGGCCGTTAGGCCAAAGCTTTCTCGCCCCAAGCCGTGCAATATCAGGTCAGGCCGATCGGTGATCTCGGTCAGTAGCTTGCGAAGTTCGTGCTCCGGGCTAAAGTGCCGGCCGAAGAGCTTCGCCGCAGCGTACTTGATGAACTGATCAAGGTCGTCAGCTCCCGGTAGGCCCATCAGACCCGCGGCAGCCAGCATGGCAAAGAGCGCCCTCGTCCCACCCGGTGAGTTCTTAAACATCCAGAGCATGTTCTGCTGAAACATAAAGAACGTAAAGAGCACGCCCTTTTTGCCTCGCATAAACTTCGGCCTTGCCCAAGAAGCGTATTCGAACTGACTTCGCTCGACAGCATCACGGCCGGCGATGAAGGCCGCCGCGTTTTCTGGCTTCCAGCCCAATCCCAAGAGGTCTTGGTAGAGCATCTGGTTCGACGCCACCAGCTGGTTCAGGTACTGGGTGCCAGGCTGGGCTTTCGCCAACCGATAAGCGGCCCGAAACACGACGCGGCGGTTGAGCTTCTCCACCTGCTGGAACATCCACGCAGACTTGTCTGCCAACCACATGAGCGTACGCTGCACTTCCGTCCCAGGAAGGAACCTCGCCATGTTCCCTCCCTGAGCCGTCGCGGCAAGTTCCGCAGCCTGGCTTTCGTCAAGGAAGCCCTGCTCGACGCCCTTTGCGATGGCGTCCTGCTCGTCTTTCGGCAACGAGGCCGTGAGCCTATAGCCCTTCCTCAAATCGAGCGAAGCCTTCGTGAGGGCGGCCAGGGCCTTCGCATCGCCGAACCTCGACGCAAGGTAAGGCGCTGCCACCATTGGGATTTGCGTCAGATTGATCAGTGCACTGTCCACCGCAAAGCCGAGGTACCACTGGAACGCAAGGCTTCTCAGCCCACTCCACTCATTCGGAGGGTTCATGATGTATTCGAGATGCTGCTTCAACCAATCGGCAATGCCCTGGCGCTTCGCCACTTCGCCCGCAGCTTCAGGCATATTGATGGCACGAGCACTCAGCTCCACAGCCTTGATGCTGTCCTCGAGGTCCTGTCGCCACTCCAGCCGAGCCACGTGACTACCTGCATGCATAAAGTAGCTCGCATAAGCTCTCATCCCATCGAGGCTATAGCCCTCGATCCCGCTGCGCTTCTTGAAGTGTTTCGTGAAGCTATTCGCTGGCGAGAGATCGAAGATCAATTCGTCTAGATGGTCGCGTTGAGCTTGCGTTAGCTGAAGCTTATTCGCCAACCCCTTCAGGATCGTGGGCGGTATGCCCTGGAACTGCCGAAGTTCCGCCGGCAGCTTCCCCGAACGGATGGCGTGATTGGGGAACTGAAGGTGAAGGCTCCTCTCCGCCCGTAGGGCCGCTCGTTTCGACTCGAACTGCTGGTAGAACACCAGCTCTCCTGCCGCGTCCCGAACCGCAACTGTCCAGTCCCCAAACCTCTCGTGAGGGAAGTAGGGCTTCGAGCGAAGCTGTCGCATCTCGGATTTGATGTTGATGAGGGCGAGCGAGAGGCTGGCCGGATCAGTAATGCTTTTAGTAGCATCCTTCACTGCAGCTGCCTCGACCTTATCCAAGACGTGCAAAAAGTCGCCCTTAATGTCAAGGTAGGTCTGAAAGGCCGCCTGGTTCAGGTTGTGCTTTTTCGCTAGAGCGAGCAGCTCTGCATTGTTCGGATGGCGAGCATTCTCTCCCGGCTGCAGATAAACCATCTTATCAATATCGAACATGAAGTTCGAGAGGTTCGAGGCCATCTCCTTGCCGAGCCGCCTCCATTGCTTCAGCCGCCCTTCTGCCCGACTCACGAGATGCATCTTCGAAATGTGCCAAGATCTTGTAAAGCCGACGTAACGCTGCAACCCTAAGATGTGAAGGTTTTTGTCTGCGATCTGCAAAAGCTGCCAAGTGGCATCTATCCACTTGTTGAACTTGTCAGCTTGCTGAACCACCTGCCCCCGAACCTCCGGACTCTCGAAGGGCATCGCCTTCAAGTAGTCGCCCCCCGCCGTCCGCGGCACGGCTTCGAGGGGGTCAGCTTTTGCATTCTCCACTACCCCCTCAGTCGTCACGTCCGTCATAGCGACCGGACTAATCGCTGGCGCAGCCATCGGCATCTGCCGCCGAGCGTAGAGTGAATTGAGCCAGGTTTCGACCTCGATCTCTGCCGTCGGAAACGTCCGCCTCGAGAGGGAGAATATCTCTTTCAACTTCCTAGCGAGTCGGCTGAAGAATTTGTCCATCACCCGCATAGGCTGCTGACTTCCGGTGAACCACCGAGCTGTCTGCTCCGCAATCCATTCGTCGAAGCTATAGGGCCACTCGTAGAAGTTCTTTTGAATGAACGTCGCGGCCGGCCGAGTGTCCTTCCCCCAGTAGTTCATCGCAAGATCATACCCTCGGAAGAAGTATTGCATCCAATCCGAGGCGGTCTCCCGTCCTGCGCGGGCCATATCACGCTGGAACGCTGAATAGAGGGAGCCCAGAACATTCGAGTCCACATTTGAGAGCTCGTGATGGGCCAGGGCATGCCCCAGCTCATGCGTAAGGGTCGAGGACGCTCGATCCATCTTCTCGACCGCCCCAACTCTCATCGTAATGACGCCGAAACCATTCCTTATCGGATGATAGGTCGAAGCCTCAACGCTCGTCTCAAACGACAGCACAAGCTTCGCGTTCGGCATCATGCGCTTCGTAATCAGTTCAGTGAACTTCGCAAAGCGCTTCATCTCCGAAGGAGTCCAGACTCCACCGGACTTACCGAAAACGGCCACCGTGCCAGGCTGATGGGTTTTCGGATCGTAAGGCTTTCCGGTCGTCTGATCTCTAAGGCCAATAAACCGATCGAGGTACTCCACCCCAAAGCTGCGAGAAAGCCCCATCATGTGTGTCTGCCAAAAGCTGAGCGCCGGCGCCACCGTTCGCTTCAACGCCGCCGGTGGAACTGGTCCCACTACGAAGAAGTCGGCGCTATTCGGCTGATAGCGAAGCCCCTGCTTCATCAGCTCCTGGTAGATGAGCTTTCGCTTATCGTTCGGAGTAGCAATATTAAGTACCTCGTCGTAAAAGCGCTGCTTCAGCGTCGCCGCTACGCTCGACGCAACGTGAGGCAGTACCTTAAGGTACTGCGCCATCTTCGCCTGCTTTTCCGCCGAAGTTAGCGGCAACAGAGTCTGAATTGCCACATCTCCTGCAGACAGTATCGAGGGGTCCACGGCATAGAGATCGAGCTCGTAGCCTGAGTTCGTCGCACTTACCTTGTTCTTAATGGATGCCTTACTTGTCGTAAACGACGTGATCGAGTTCGGCTTATCTCCAATCTCATTCGCAAGGGCTACCGAGCCGCTGAGTTCATAGTGCGGCGTCACCGTGCCGATTTCTTCGAGCTGAGAGGTTTCGAGAGGCTTCGCGCCTACATAGAGCAAGCTTGCATTCGGCCGTGAGGGCTGGAACCTGAAGCCGAGCTTAATGGCCTCCTCATAGAGGCGGTTCGCTTCGGTAAGGTCAGGCACTCCACTTTCGGTAAGCAGAGCTTTGCGAAGTTGGGTGTTCCGCTCCAAGATCGCTCGCCTTACGAGAGCTATCGCCCCGGTCTGCCCCTTCGAGAGTCCCAGTAGGCCGTCCGTCACTTCGCTTGCATAGGTCGGCAAAGCATCGAGTCCTGCGGTAAAGTCCGCAGAGGACTTCTTCCCCGTCGGGACCCGGAAGATCCGCATGTTTCGCCGCTCTCCTCGAGACATCCGCTCAATGGCCCGCTGGTTGTTCAGCAGCTCTACTCTCCCGGCCGGCGCAACCCCGCTCGTATCCGTGATGAGGTAGGGCCCAGCTCCCGTGGTATAAACGGGGTGTTTTTCCAGGGGAAGTCCGGGGAGTTTTTGCTGCACCTGCGGCTGAACGGGTTTCGGCGGAACCACAGGAGGCTGTACCACCGGCGGTTTGGGCTGAACCACCGGCGGCTGAACCACAGGTGGCAGGGGTTTCGGTGGAGGTGGCGGCAGAGGTAGCTCGATTTGCCCTGGCTGCGGCGGAACCGGCGGAACGACGGGCTGGGGCTGCTGACCGATCAGCTTCTCGAGTCCACCAGTCTGATCCGGCCCTTGCTCGCGTCCACCCGCAACGCCAGCCGCAGCGCCAATCGGCGACGCCACAATAAAGGCCGCGGCTCCCGCATTGAGCATTCTACTCGCTGTCTCTTTCGAGAGGATTTTCGTGTTCTCATCTACGAAGCTTCTCGTCGTTACGTCAATTAGCTCCTGCAGCCCTTCAGTGCCCGTCTCCGCTAGGCCCGCCCCAAGCGCACCACCGAGGGCACGACGAATTGCCCCCTTACCTTTTAGGCGATTAAACAGGGCATCATGTAAGCGGCTCGCTACATCTGGCGCGAGACCAAAGCGTTTCGCAAGCGCTGTCGGCGTCACAATATCCAGCACAGTTTTTGCCGCCCCAGCCGCTAACGCAAGCCCCGGTTGCGGCTTCCCCGTCGCCTCGAAGAGTTCCTGCCCTGAAGCGCCCGTTTCGATCGCGCCACTCGCTGCTGCCGCGCCGGTAATAGCCCCACGACTTGCGTATTTCTTCACGAGCCTCTCAGCAAGCTCATCCGTAAGGAGCTGCCTCGCCTTCATCTCGCCGATCTTACGTCCAGCGAAACCACCAAGCCCCGCCGTACCAATACTTCCCAAAAGGTTCGGCATCTGCTCGCCAAGCGTAAAGCCGGCATAGGACATAAAGTCGCCGAAGTCTCCCTTCGACAACACGTCCTCGATCTTCGAGTATTTTGGCGCGAGCTTTCCGGCCTTCATGTTACGGAAGAGGCTTCGTTCGAAGTCTGCCGCCGCCCCCTCATCATCTCCGTAGAGTGACTTTGCCAGCGCCTTTATCTGCAACCCCGTACCTTTAAGGTTCTCCCACCCAGATGAAAGACCTCGACGCAGGGCGCCTCGCTCGTCAGGTTCCGTAGGCTTTTCGCCTCGAAGCCTCTCGAGCAAAGAGCCCTGTACCGCAGGCGCCGGTGTCTCCGCAGATGCCGCCGGCTGATCTTTCCGAAGTGCTTCAAGCAACTGGCCCATTTACTGCCCCTGGAAAAGGAAGTTCTCAAGTGGCGCTTGCCGCTTCTCTTCGATGGTTTTCGCCTTCGAAGTAGCTGCAGCTTTTTCATCGCGGAACGAGCGAGCCTCGTCTTCTTTCTTCGAAAGGTCGCCCTTAACGAGCTGGCCCTTACGGACAAGCAGTGCCTCGCCGTAATACGCCTCGGCCGCGGCTTGCTCTTCCGCCGTCCCATTCGCATAGAGGTCGATAATGTCCTCATCAGAGACAGTCGAAATGTCGGGCAGGTTTGCAGTAGGCGTAGCTGCAGTTGGCCCACCCTCTGGCGCTGTCGTCCCCAGCATTCGGTTCATGGCCGCCATACCAGCATCAATATAGGCGTCCATATCGAACTCATCTCCCACCGCCGCAGCATCCGCCTGGGCTTTCAGCGCCTGGGTCATGAGGCTCTTCATCATTGCGTTTCGAGTCGAGTCGGGACTAACGCCACCTCCACCCCTACCTCTCGACGTCAAGCTCGGAATGAGATACTCCTCAAGCTTTCGCTCCTCCAGCGCCCTATTCGCCGCGTCATCCGCGGCTCTTCGAGCTCCCTCTTGCTCCACCGCTCCAACTCGGCGGTTTTCGAGGTCCTGTTCCGTCTCCTCATTCGCCTGCTTTTGGGCGAAGTCCCGATCGGCCAACCGCTGTTCGTTTACCCGGCCTACGGCTCCCGCCGCATCACCGAGCGCCAGACCCACGTTCCCCGTCTGGCTCTGCCCCCAGCCGATCGGCTGAAGCATCCCGATGCCGAACTGGAGCAGGCCCGCCTGAACCTCTGGCCTCGCGAAGAAGTTCATCCACTCCCCTCGCAGAAGGTCGTGCTCCTCCGGACTAGACGGCGGCGTGAGTGCTTGCCGCCTCTCCTGCGTCGTCGGCTGCATCGGAGCCGCCATCGGCGCTGCCGGTGTCACTCCCGGTCCTCCCATCATTGCGCCAAGTGCCATTTTAGCCTCCCATCAAAGAGCCTAGAGTCGGCGGCGGCGCTGTCCTCGCCCCACCAATCATCGCCTGCATGATCGCCAGCAGCTGCGGGTTCATCCCACCCCCTACGCGAGGTGCGGGAGCCTGCGGAAACTGGCCCATCGCCGCAGCGCTCGGCGCTCCGATCGCCCCCATTGCTGAGATCGCACTCGCGAGGTCGTTACCTGGTCCCGGCTCTGGTGCAACGATAGGGGCCGGGACAGCCGGCACTCCCGCAGGCCCTGCCGCCCCCGTGTGGCTTGGCAAGCCCGCCGCCCCTATCGGACCGCGATACTGAGCGTTCGGGTCAGGCATCATATGGTCGCCGATGAACTCCATCGGATCGAAGCCCCGCTGCACATAGTCTTGCATCGAAACTCCAGCAGACTGCACTGGCGGTGCTGGCTGCGGCCCCGCCGTCGGAGCACCAGCCGGCAAACTCACTGGCGTCGCCGCCGGTGGTAGCTGAGGAGGCCGTAGGCCCGCCGCGGCGGCTCGCTGCGCCAGCATCTCGGGGTTCTTCAGTGCCATCATCGCCATCATGCGCTGTAGCGTCTGGGGGTCCATTGGAGGCAACATCACACGACTCCTCTCTGTTCAGGTGGAAGACTCGGCCCACCTTGCGGCGCCATCAAACCACCAAGCTGCGGTAGCTGCATCGGCATCGCGCCGCCGCCACCGAAGTAGCGCTGCAGCAATGCCTGGATCATCGGCGAGGCCATGAAGGGCATCTGTCCTCCACCACTCACCAACTGCGCCGGAGGCGTCACTTGCGGTATCGGCCGCGGAGCACCTATGGTTGGAGCAGGTCGTGGCGCTATTTGAGGTAATGGGCGTCCTCGCCAGCCCTCTCCACTCCCGCCAACGCCACCACCCTGCCCCTGATGCGATCCGCCCGCCATCGAAGCTCTTCCTGGTCCATCCGGGTCGCCAAGTCCAAACATCTCATCCTCCTTATGCGAAGGCGCCGCCGAGAGCGCCAAGTAAGCCACCAATAGCCGTACCCCATCCCGGCATAATCATCGAGCCGAGACTGGCGCCGCTGGCCGCTCCGCCGAGGGCACTACCGAGGGCGTTCCCTCCGCCTTGCGCCATGCTTGTCGTAGACCCAGCCGGAACGCCGAAGGCGAGTCCTGCGATCTCTTGGGCGATCATTAGGGGTAAGAACTGATCCTCGTAGAACTTCGCGAGCGAAGCGTCTATCCCCGCCTGCTCGAACCCCCTCTGTTGCGCCCCCACTCCGGCCACAGTCGTCGCCGGCAAGAGGCCCGACTGAAGGACACTCGGTGCCGCATAGAGCGCCTTGCCCATTGCGTCGAGTCCAGACTGATACGCCTGGTTTGCCATAGCCGCAGAGGTATCTGCCACCTGCCGCTCGTAATCTCGAGCAGCAAGTCTCGTATTGATCTCAGTCCGATTAGACCCGTAACCTCCAGTAAGTACGCCGCTGCTGCGAATCTCCGGAAGAGTCTGCTCGGTAAACGCCTCAGTCAGAGGCCTCACGGCGGCGTTGATGGCCCCAGCGAGGTTGGGGTTCCGGTTCACATCCAGCACATCGCCCGAGGCCAAGAAACCCAGCCCTCCTAGGGCCGAGTTGCTCGCCTGTCCCACGTTGCCGAAGGCACTCTCCAGCGCCATCATTCCACCGAGGCTTTCGAGGGGGTCTTGGCCCGCAATCCTCGGGCCGGGGTAAGAGGCCGCGTTCACTCCCCCACTCCCGTCGAAGTACCCCTCCGCCACCGGCATCACGAAGCCGAGCAGACGCTTTTGCTCCGGCGACAAGTTTTGCGTCGTCGTCGTCGTACCGCCGCCACCACTTCCAGCCATGTTATCCTCAGTGCATTGAAACGAGTGATTTATAGACGGTAACTGCCGTCGCATGATAGCCAAAGCGTCGAAGCATCCGCTGAAGCTTCGGCCGCATATCCGCCGAAATATACTGACACCCTTGCATCATCGCCCACTGCTCGAGGTCCTTCCGCAGATGCATTACGCTGCGAATATGCGCCCCGGCGAGGCAGACGATGTAGAGTACCTTACCCTGGTCATGCTCGACCAGTCTCGTAACCATGCAGAGATGCGGCCGCTCTCCATCAAACATAGCGAGCCAAAGCTGCATCTTCCCCAACATGATCTGCTTATACATATCTTCAAGGGAGTACAGGATCGGCGAATTAAACTGAACGCCCTTCATCAGCCGCTCGAACTCACTCCTCATCGAGGGCATAAGGACTGGAGCGACCTGAAAGACCGTTGCTTTTCTCATGCGATGAACACCCAAGCTGATCCGTTCCACCAATAGAGGCCGGCGCCGCTGCCGGGGTTCCAATCTGTCCCGTCTGCCCAGACGATCATCCCTGGGTTACGCTTCGACGGCTCGACATGAAGCTCCTCGAGTTGGAGGCTCTCTGCCACAGTAACCCCGGCCGAAATCTGCGCAAGCGCTCGGTAAAGATACTCCTGCAACTCTTCGAGCGACTCCAGTTTAACAAACGGTTCCGGGACGTATGGCATCAGAAAAGCCCCAAGGGTTCAACATCTATTTCATAGCCGCTGATCTCCCAATAGGCATCAGCTGTGCTCGAAAACCTCACGCCATAGAGGCGACAATGTTCTGCAAAGTCCACCTTCTCATCCACACCAGGGGTGAACGTCTGAGGGGCCGTCCAAGTAACTGCGCCATCAATCTCTTGTTGCGTCGCAAGCTCCACCTGAAACGGCGCGCCACTGGCATAGAGCCAAATGCCTCGAATGAGCTTATGCTGACCCTTATCACGAATGAGGTTCCCATAGCGGTCGAGGCCCATGAGGTCGAGACCCGTCCGCTCGACGTAAGCGGTGTAATTCGATCCAATTCGCTGGTTCAGCAGGTCGAGATGTTCGAGCTTCGTCGAACCCGGAATGGCCGAAACGAGGCGGTTAACGAAGCTTGCATTCACCAGCACGTCCCACGTCTCGGTATCCGAGTCCCAACTTGCCGGGTCGGAGTCCCAACTCGTGCTCCCTGCCACTGAGGGAATTTGCCCAGGCGCAATGAACGAAGTAGGCGTTAACTCTCGAAACGTCACAGTGTTATCATGCCAGTGCCAAACCATCGCAAGAGTTGGGAATGCATCGCCTTCGAGGGGGAAGCAAAAGAGACACTCGCTATTCCCCACATCGACGGTGCAGAAACTCCGATGGTAATTCGTCGAGCTAATGTTCGCCTGCAACCACCGTTGCAGCCGCTTCGTAACAATGCTCTGCCTCTGCTGCCCATTGTGCACAATCACATCTTCGCCGGTCGCTACAAAATGCTTGGTGCCTTCGTTAAAAGCGACAGCACAATGATCTCCAAGTAAGCCACTCTGCTCAAAGATTTGAAACACTCTCCACTTATCCCGCCCGCCAATGAACTGCATACCGAATGTCGAGCGTTCTTTATACAGTACCATAATGTCACGAAGGCCAACCGCATCGAGCAAGCCGCCCGCTCCTACGTCAGAAAGGTCGAGGGTAAAAACGTCCTTCGTGGCATCAGTGTCATCCCATGATGAAGGTAGGGCGCCTGGCGCAGCCGGGTGACTTACCCTCACTCGGTGCGGAAAGCGGTTCGAGCCCTCAGTAATGTCGAGGGCGAAAAGGAAGTTCTTAAAGGCCCGAATGATCTTCGCTGTATGGGTCGCCGGCCAGTTGGGCAGATCGACCAAAAGCTGTGAGGCACTCACGGGACTCCAAGCCTGCGGCTTATCGACGCCGTTGTTGATAACTGGAATGTTGCCCAGAACGCCGCCGTTCCAGAGCCCATCTGCCGTCGCCCCGTAGGTCGTGGCAGCCTTGGTGATGTCGGTATGACTTCCCGAGGTAAACGTATAGACCTTCCCCAAACCGGCGTAGAGCCAGTGAGGGCTTCGAGAGCTGTCGAAACAGTGCAGAAGCCAGTAAGGCGCTACAGAGGGGGGATCGAGTACATACTGCGAGCCGAGACCCCTCATCAGCATCCCATCTGCAAAGCGGACGTTGCGGGCTCCAGTCCAGGCATTCGGCTCCAGCATATAGTCTCGCTGGTCCGTCACCACTCCCGTCGCTGCGATATTCTTAACTGGAACCCGCATGGCTTACTCCGCTTCACACTCTTCAGCCGTCTTACCGTCCGCCTTACACCACGCCTTGATGTAGTTGACCCACCAAGACGCCATGACTGGCTGTACCGTTACGACAGTTGCCATAACCTCCACCTGCGCCTCGTTCATCCGAGGGAAGGCAGGGTCAGCAACAACGTCGTAGCCACAGCTACTTACGCTTAGCAAGCTTACGAGCAATGTCGCTCGCTTTGCTTGCGTCGAGAGGAAGCGTGTCGATCTTATCATCTTCACGACGTTTCTCCGCTTCAGCTGTCGCGACACCCTTCAGTACGCTGTCCTTACCAGAACGCCGCCCTGCAAAGTACAGGACAATACTTCCGATAAGGAGCGCAAGCACAATGCCGCCGATGACGTAAGCCATCTTAGGTCAACGTCACGGCCTGCTTGGTGATCAGGCGCAGAACCCAGTTAATGCCGGCAAGCGCCATTGCCTGATACTCGGCGTCGATCACGAAGCCGAACTGAGTCTGGAGTCCGATCGCTACAAGGCTGATCGCATTGACCCAGAAGGTTTTCGACTTCCAAAATGACTTCTTTTCCATCAGGGAAACTCCTTTCGAGGTAGTTGAAAGTGGGGACCATCCTTGAAGCTTCGCCAGTCACCGCCCCACTCGATCGGCGTGGCACACTCGCCAGCGGCTTGTTTCACCACCGCCGCGAGCTTATGGTAGAGGGGCCAATCCCAACGGATCTTGCCGTTCTCGTCCTGAACTGCGAGGTCTACGGCATGACCCGTGAGGTGTCGGCTGTTCATCGTTCGGCTCGCCCCCATTGCGACAAGCTGCTGCTGTCGCGCCAAGGAGCGAATACCCTCGGTAACGACGAACCTGAGGCTCGAAATCGCGGCGGCTCGGAGGATCACGCGCCGAAGCTCCGGCCTCACCTTTTCGAGCAAATCCTTCGACTTCTGGCTCAATTCGAAGCTCATCGCGCTCCTCCATCTTCGAGCCGATCCACGTCGCGTCGGAGCCCCTGCACTTCTCCGGTGGTTTTCACCACCTCAATGCGAAGCAGGTTGAGGTCCGTCTTAACGCTCTCGAGCGCAACGGTAATCTGCGAAGGCACAAGCATCAAAGCGTCCGACACCGTATTGACCTGACCCTCGAGCTGCTGTGCCGTAGTGGTAAGCTGATCGACAGTCCGTTTAAGTTCGCCCTGCTTCAGCCGTTCCGCCTCGGTGTCGTAATAGAACTTGAAGCCAAAGCCAACGATCGCCGCACCAATCAAGCCGATCTGAATTAGCTGCGGCCAACCAAACTTGTTTTCCCAGTTAAAGAGACTCATCGCCGGTCCTCTGGCCAAGCATTTCCTGCCACTACAAGGCAATACTGCGTGCCAGTATCACCAAGAAAGGTCCAGTCACCCTCGACTGGGTCGATCCAAACCTCGATCTGATAGTTGTTGCTCGTGAGCGAAAATGCATAATACTGGTTAAACTCTCGCTGAAGCCACGAGGCCCAGATCGCCTTATCTTCGCAGATCGAAGGCCCAGCCATTCCAGCCAGTAGAACTATTGCCGCGAGCTTCATGTACCACCTCTAGGCTTCACGCCCCCGGTGCCAGCGCCAACCCTTGGTATAGAGCGCCACTCCCGTCGAGGCTGTCGCCCTCACTCGCACCGTCTGTGAATTACTGAGCATGAGAGTAAACTCCCCTGCCATGACACTGATATTCACATTCACCCTCATCGTCTCCAGCGGCGCCGCCGTAGTGGAGGGTGCAACGTCCGCCTCGTGAAGCGAGCTCCACACAGCCTCGCGCGTACCACCTCCGCCGTCGATCGTTCCACGGAAGTGACCGATCACCCCATTGATCGCTGGCACAAGTGCCGCCAGCGTCGTCGTCGTGTTCGCCGTCCCACTCGCTGCCGCCGGCGTATCACTCCAGATGCACTCATCCCCCCTCTGCACGAAAGGCTCAATAGCCCCGGCCGAGTCATTGAAGAAGGCCCAGACGAGGCGCTTCTGCGTATAGTTCGCTGGCATCGTCGGAGAGGTTGCGCTCGCACTGAACAGGATGTCCGTTACGCCAGTGTCCGGCCGCCGGATCGCCCAGACATAATACCACGTCGAGTTAGCTTCCACCCCCGTATCCAGCCCGCCCTGGTTCGTTCCCACCGCCCAATTCGCATCGAGCCGCTTCGTCAAAGCCGCAGTGCGGATCATCACTGCATTGGTGTCGTCGGCCGCTACGCCTGCACCAATGTCGAGATCGTTCGCAGCATCAGTGCCGTTGTTCGCGCACTGAAAGCCAAAGATGTGATTGTCGGGAAAGAGCGAAACATTGTTGCGCTGAACGTCGAGGAAGTTACTCTTCCCCCTGCCAGGATCGAGCAAACCATCAGCGTACAGCCCCTGCCCCTTCCAAATACGATCTGCTGTCGCAATCGCCCCGGCGACGATCGACTCGATGTACCACGCTAAGCTCTCCGCCCCATTGGTGATCGAGGTCATCGCCCAGCCGATGCGCCCCACAACATCGAGGTTGCCGGCACTATCCTTATGCTGCGCTTCGATCGTCACGCCGAGATCATTGGCCGCCGCCGAACCCGTCCGCTCGCGGATGAGCCTCACGCCCGTCTGTGCGTTGGCGTTGTTCTCCGTACGCTTGATACTCCGCTCTCCCGTGAAGAGCGATGAGAGGCCGATGAACTGCCACGAGGTGCCGTTGCAAATCAGGAAGCCGCCCTCATTTGGCCCGACTGTGATCGTTGTCTGGCCGTTCACCGTCTCGGAGCTTGCCGGGTCGATCGTCAGCAGATCGAGACTTGGACCCTTAACGATGAAGAGGGCATAGCCATTGCCGGCTGTCGCCGCGGCCAAAAGCGTCAGCGTCGCTGCCCCCGAAAGGTTGAAGAAGAGGGCCTTGCCATCGTCACCTGCAACTGCTGTATAGTTCCCCGTCTTGGTGTCGAGGGCGTCAGTTTTTCCGTGCCAGCCTCCAAACGAAACGGCCGCCGAAAGCCCCGGAAAGGTATTCTGCAACACCGTCTTGATGAGACGAATGTGGTTGTCACCCTCAGCCTTCGCATCGCCGCCGCTAGGGTTAGCCGTGACGAGTTGGCTTAGGAATGTTGCGCTTTCAATCGTCATCAGTCAGCTCCGCCCATTACATAGCGTCTGTTGTCATGTATGCGCTCCTCATTGCGGGCATACAGTCGCGCTGTCTCTCGCGCAAGGTCCTTCTCGAAGTCGTCTTTCGCCATCGTATCCCGCAGCGGAATTGCCATCCGCCGGCCGGCCTCAGCGATCAGCATATCGGCAGCTTCGAGCAGCCAAATCGGCTCCTCATCGAGGCTCGAAGAGATCGTCGCTCCTTTGGCGTAGTAGATGATTTTCAGCGTGTACACGTCGTCCGGTACGGGAGCCAGGCGGAAATACCCCCCACTGAGCGAATACGCCTGCGGCGCACCTGTCGGGAGTTTTTGCGCTCGAAGAAAGTCCTCAGCGTCTTTCGCCAGCTCGAGCCACCGTTCGCCATCCGCTGCCGTTCCGTCGTAGTAAAAGAGCGCGCTGTCCTCGTACTCTGCCAAGAAGTCCGAGGGCACCGGAACCCGCTCCTCCCCTGCCGTTGTCGTAGCGTCACTTATCTCGCTCACGAGGAACCAGGGGAGGAAGGTTCCGCGGCCGTTCGGCAGCAGTATGCCCTTTTCGAGCCTGATCTGCGCTTGCTGAAGCTCAAACGTAATGTTCGAGTCCTGGTCGCTTCGAAAGCCGAGACGCCTCTTGATGGTAGCGATTGCTTCACTCTTCAGCATTCTCTTGGCTCCTGTTTTCCCCAACCGGAAGGTAGTGAGGACTGCTTACCCCACCCCCCACCAAGGGCAGACTCTTTTCCCCATCCTGGGGCGAGAGGTCCTTCGGGCACGAAACTCCCACTGGCTGCGGCCTCTGCCACCCATGCCCCAACAAGCGGTGTATCACTCGGCGCGAAGCACGGTTCAACAGCTCCTCCCTGCCATAGAAATATCAGCCCGCCCATCGCCATTAGCTGCCCCGATCATAGTCGTAGCGATAAGCAAGCAGATCAACCGAAAGGTTTCGCTGCGTCGTTCCAGTAGTCTTGTTGATAGTCACACCGAGCCCTACCTCATCGCCTACCTCAGGAGGGTTCTCGCTGGCCACTGTACCGCTGATGGTCCATGACGCTCCAGTGGTACTATGGAAGAACGTGCAGCCGATCCAATCGCTCGGACAGAAGATGCCGAGCCAATGATACTCCGACACCGACACCGTGGGGCCGTCCGTGGTGCTGCAAACCTGCGTCGAGGTATCCTCGGTACAGGGGCGCCAAGTGGTGTCAACATCCACATCATACTGCCAGTAGACGCCATCGGTCGGGCTAGTCTTGCCCACTGCATCATGCCAGCCGGCCCAAACCTGAAACTCCTCGCTGGCATTGACGGAGAGCGTTTCTACTGTAGCCCTGGTTAAAAATAACGCTGGACCTTTAGCGGGCTGGATATTATCCGTCGAGGCGTTGCCGACGTGGGCGCGGCCAGTTGCTGTCGTCCCGCTATCACACTGCAGCACACCTAACGGCGCGTCAGTCGTATCGGTCGCCAGGAACGTGCCGGTTTGACAGCTCGCGCCCGTACCACTGACGGCCGTGCCCGTTTCGACGCCCGTACCATTCAGGTCCTCCCACACGTCGAAGCGATCTTCCCCTCGCGTCCCCGCCGACTGCCGCCAGCGGCTCGATGTGCTGTCGTAAATGAGCTGAATACTCGCCCCCGGCATAAGGAACCGGGCCATACCATCGGAAAAAGCGAAGCGATTGGCGGCCGTCGAAGAGGCATTCTCGTCCTCAAGAATAAGTAGCTCGCCGGACGTGCCGCTGGTTACGTTCGTCAGGATGGCAATGCGCCCCTCGGTGCCGCCAGCAAGGCCGGTGATGCGGATGCTCGCCGTGTTGCCGATGCGGATATGAGTCGCCTTGTCGGGCTCGGTGCCGTCCCAGCCGCTCGGGTTGAAATCATTCTGATCGGTCGATGGCGTGGCGGTGATCTGATTGACGTGCAGCTTGGTGATCTGCTCGTTAGGGCCCGGAGTGCTGGTCAGCGAAAGGCCGTAGAGGTCGATGGTCCCAGACCCAAGATTGCCGGTCGAAGCCAAAAAGCGCACAGCATCAACATCGGCAGATGCCGCGCGCATCCCGCTACCGCTGATGCCAAAGTAGAGGCTATCAGAGGCACGTCGATACTGCCCCCTCCAATCAAGTCGCGTTTCCAGCGCCGCCGAGGGGCGCACCAACCACACTTCGCCAGTGAACCCTTCACCGGAAAGGTTTCCGATAGTGTTGCCGTTATCATTCAGGATGATCTCGGTCGCGGCGGCTGAGCCTTGTGCCGCATTGCCCGCCGATGTTGTAAAGGCGTGTGTTGCCCAGCGATAATTGCTCGCGGCGCTATCGTAGGTACTCCCCCCATCAGAGGAGGTTCGTATCCAGAGATTGGTCGCGTCCGTCGCTGGTGTAAGATGATGCAGAACAAAGACGAAATGCGTGTAGCCGCTGTAGCTCGTTAGGGGGAAATCGAGCGTGGCTGACGCACTCGCGGTCTGAGACCCGAGATAGATCCAGCTTCCCAAAGACTCCGGCGCACCGCCGCTGCCCCCTGGGACATTCATCCAGAGGTCTTGCGCCTGCGCGCTCGGTGTCAGGCCGCAAGCTAGGACGACCGCGAGAAGAAGGTTGCGAAGCCAACGGATCATTGTTCGTACACTTCCACAAATGAGACGGTTTGCGATCCTGACGCCACGATGCAAGCTACATCGTCCGCCGTCGGAAACGTAATGCTCGCACCATCGACGCCAGGGAGGCGAAACCCAGAACCAGTGGTCGCCGTGCCGGTCATACAGAAAGCCGGCGTTGTGCCGTGGTTCTGGATCATCAGGCTACGCCGGGTCACTCGCGCTGCTACGATGGCGGTAGAGCTGGTTCCTACGCTCACCTGGCCTGTTGCTACAACCTCTGTTCCGTAAGGAGCGACGACTTGCGCTCCACTACGAGTGGACCAGATACCGACCGCTTCACCATCTGCAGTAACCTCAGTAGGACGGGCTTCACTCGACCTCCCGCCCATGTAGAGAGGGTTTCCCGACACCGTGGCGTCCGCCGCCGCATCGCCCTGGACCTCGGCGTTCAGGTTCGCGGCCGTCGCTTGCGCCGCATTCACCGTAAAGGCCGTGTTGTCGCTCGCGACCGTGACGCGAAGGCTACCAGTTCCCGTCACGCCGTTGCCCATAAGGGGCGTAACGCCGTTAATCTGCGCGACGTTAAAGGGCTCGTTGTCGGGGAAAGTTCCGATCGTCACAGACGGAAGCGAAGCCACATCAACGTCCAACTCACGATCATTACCGCACTTCACCGCCCCTACGTCACCAGCGTCCATAGTGTCGGTCGCTTCGATACAACCTATTGCCACTACGTTCGTGGTAGCAACTGTGAAAGCTGCATCATCTGCTAGGGGCAGATTATCAATTAGTTGAAGTGCGGTGATCTCTGTACTCTGATTAGCAGAGGTCGCAGCGCCTGTCGGCAACGACACCGTACCACTGATGTTGTTGATGTTCCACGTTCCGCTCTGCGCTGCATTAACTGTGAAGGCCGTATTATCACTCGCTACCGTAACTCGAAGGCTGCCAGTTCCCGTTACACCATTCCCCATCAAAGGCGTCACGCCATTGATCTGAGCCACATTAAAGGGCTCATTATCAGGAAAGGTGCCAATGGTGACGCTTGGAAGCGACGCTACGTCAACATCAAGCTCACGGTCGGCCCCGCACTTCATGCCACCGAGATCGCCCGCGTCCATACTATCAGTGGCTTCGATGCAGCCCGCAACGGTAACTTGCGTCGAGGCGATGGTGAAGGCGCTATCATCCGCCGCGGCCGTCCCACCCGAACCTGCCCCTGCGATGATATTGACGCGAACTGCATTGTTCGCATCATCCATCGCGCTGTCGCCCTGATCGTCGCGAAGGTTGGTATGCATGGCACGATCATCAGTCATGCCCACAACGCCAACGTCACCGGAGTCTACGTCGTCAGTAGTCACGAAGCCCATTGCTGGCGTGCCGGACCCGGAACCTGCCGTAAAGGCGCCATCATCCGTAGAGGATGTTCCACCAGAGCCTCCGCAGCCGACGACGCAATTTACCCTCACAGCATCGTTCGTCTCGTCCATTGCCGAGTCGCCGGCCGGCGTCTTGATGATGACATTCTCATCGGCAAAAGCTGGAAATGCCAGCAACAGACCGAGAGCGAAAAGTAGTTTCCTCATGCGATCAACTCCGTCGCAGTCACATCGCCCGAACCACTGGCGAGGATGCCGTTAATAACCCCTGTAAAGAGGACCCCTCCCGTATCTCGCGGCGTGCACCAGTAAGCCCGCGGTCCGATCCGAATGACGCCTTCGGCGATAGCCGCCGCGTCCTTCAGGTTAATAACCAAATCCACTGAGAGTGGGTTGAACACCACCGCAGCCAGGCGATTTGCGTTCGCAGCGAGAATTTGTGCGCTCGAAGTCCCCATCGTCGGCGTGGTCTGGACGGTATCAGTCGAGGCTGTCGAGCCCCCACCCCCGCTCGCGGTGTAAAACGCGGCCCCATTCGTAAGTCTCACAGGTATCGGAGTCGCGGGGTCGTCCTTATCCAGAAGCTGGAAGTTCCCGGCCGCGCCGATCAGAAGCTTAACGATCTGGTAATTGACCGCTGAGAGCTCATCAAAGCCAATGGGCTTCCGCCCCGCCCCTATCCCTGGATCAACGTCAATCGTTACGAGGCCCATTGTGCCCTCACGCCGTAAGCTGCTGTAGTTGCGCGTTCGTCAGCCGCGTGTTCCAATACTGGATGCGCTCGATCCAGCCGTTCCAATAGTTTGCTCCAACACCTTGGCGCCCAATTTGCATCTGTGTAACTGTTGGTAATGTGCCAGAGGCGTCTGTCTGCACAGCACCCCCATTAAAACTGGTTGCGAAATCATTGGCAGCGTAGGCGGACGCCATACTACCCCTTGTTAAATTCCCCCAGGAGCCTGCTCCAATTGCTGCTTGAGTAACGCCGCCGTCATTAACCTGAAATAACGGTCCAGGTCCGGCAACGCGGCGAGAAAAGTACGCCTCATTTGTCGTGTTATCGTCAACCAGCAAGGCGTCTTGATTGGCTACGAATAGTGGTGCCGAAGTGCCAACAACAAGGATGGTCCCCGCCGCCGCATTGAAAAACCCCGAGAATCCCCCTCCCGTAATCAACGCATTATCAGCACTCCTCGACGCACTTCCACTCGTCGTCGGAATGTAACTCGTCTCGAACTCGGCCTGTTCGAGTTGCGCGCCCCACACGAAAACCCCGGAAACCCCATCGCCCAGATAAGCTCCTCCGCTGCCATCGTTAGAAATCCGAAGGGCAGTATTCAAATTTGTGAGCGCCTGAGAGGTCCCGCGTAAGACGCAACGCCACCAACCGTTAGGGTACTGCTCGATACGAGATGACTGTGCAGACCATCCGCTACCAAAAGTCCCCTGGGTTAGTATAGCCCCCGTAGATAGGTTGAAATTAACAAAAACGCCTGAATTTCCACCATCGTCTGTGATCGAAAGCCTTATGAAGTTGCGTTCGGCAGCTTTTACCCAACAACTAAATGTATAAGCTAAAGCTGACGCAGCCTTGGTGTATCCCTGGATAGCGAAATGATTGACGTTGCTTGTGTTTTCAACAAGCTTGTCCGCTGTGGTAGTATTATCGGGTGCAACAGCGACATTAGGAGTGATCGTGTTGAGGCCATTCTGCGCCCATGAGCCGTTATCGAATTCCTCGCTCCGCAGCGCGAAGTTCGTCCGACTCTCTTCAATCAGCAACCCACGCGGCGCGAGCGTCGTCGGGTTATAGTCGAAGCGTGGCACGTCGTTCGCCACGCTCTCCAGGAGTCCAGAGGAGTTCACTCGATAGGCAGTGGACCCTCTCGTAAATGTAATCCTCGGATCGAGGGGGCCGCCGGTGAGGTCGAGCAATAACGTCGGACTAAGACTTCCCGAGCCGCTACCCCCATAGCGCCGTCGCTTCCGTCGCTGCTGTCGAAGGCTCTCCATTCTCGAAAGAGGCATCTCAGTCGTCCTCGTCCTCGTCACTCACGAGCTTTGCGAACGCGCCGCCGGGCTGAATGGACTTTTCCTCGACTTCGAGCGAAATCGAGGCGTTAGGCTGATACTCTCCGATAGTGCCGGCTTTCGTTTTCTTTTCCGGCACCTCAGGGTCCTTCCCATCACGAAGCTCGACGATCTTACCCTTGACGAGGATCGTCACCTCATCCCCAAGGGCGTACTCCCTCAGCTTCTTTGGATCGCAGTCAATGTGCATCCGCTCTTTCATTCTGCTGCACTCCGTAAATCGGGGACGTGATCCGGGGGAAGAGTTCCCCGCTTTTCCTCTTTCGCCTTATCCTTCGCATACGCCATCGCGAGCTGATGTTCCCCAATCCGGTTCATCAGGGCAGCGAGCTGGGCGTAATCCTCTTCGAGAAGGGCCGTACTGACCCTTACCTGCTCCCGATCAACCTCATAGCCGTACAGCCAGGGGATGCCAATCAGACTCTGCGACGCCACCTTCACGGGAATTCCGAGCCCCTGGGCGAAGCCGATAAGACGGTTTACATTTGGGCGCTGATACGCCCACTCCTCCCAATGCTTCAGGTCGAACCCATAGAGCGAAATCTCGTTCACGCCGCCGTGCTTCTGCTGAATAAGGCACGCGAGGGCGAGCTGATACGAAATCGTCGAGGCAAAGTACGGCCCAACGAGCTCGCTGATCTCCTTCAAGGGGTACTTCTGCGACTTCGGAATGTCCGACTGCTCTTCGCACATCATAACGGGCACGTTGAAGCCGTTTAGCCTCGCCACATACTCCGCCTCAGTGGTCTCCCACTGAAAGTTCCGCCAGAGGTCCCTGCGGTGCATCTCGAACACTACGTTAACCCGAGGCAAAAGGTGGGCGATCAGGCCGTAAGTCCAGATGTGATAGCTCTCATCCGAAAAGGGAGCCTTGTCCCACTCCGGCCCCGAACCCACTATAAGGATCTTCATATGAGTCTCCCTGGAGTAGAGGGGGGAGGTTGCCCTCCCACCCTCACTTCGCTTACGTCACCGACAGGGCCTTCCAGGCCGCTGTCTGCGCGAGGCCGTTCACCGCCTGTACGACCATCGAGGCATTGCCGCTGATGGTCCGCGCCGGCGAAAGAGCCGCATCGCTCGAGGTTTTCAGCGTAATCACGCCGGTTCCCTCGTTGTAGATGGTGAGCACCCTGCCGTCCATGTCAGAATTGACGAAAGGCAGTAGAACGTCACGGGCTGTCGTCGCCCTCAGAAAGAGGGTAGACGGCCCAGCCGAAGGCACCGGAAAGTTGTCCACGATCCCCGTCGCCTGACGGAAGTAGTCGTTGACAGTCTGCCGGCTCTTCAGCCGCTCAAAGTCTCCAAAGTCTCTGCGATCACTCGACATTTTCGCCTCCTTACGTCGCGCTGATGTTGCCGAGATAGCCGCAGGTCAGCCCGCCGTAGCGGACTTCCAGCCCAAGCTCGCCGATCCACTGGCCCCGAACACTATCCTCGCCCTTCTGCTGGATGTTGTCCTGGAACTTCGTGTCTCTGCCCTTCATCGGCCGAAGTTTGAGGGCCGTGAAGTCGAGCAACCACATCGACTTGCCATACAGCGTCGGATGGCGGTTGAGAAGCGGATGCGTGCGGAGGTACAGGCGCCCCTGCGGGAGGATCAGCTCCCGAAGGTTCATCCCGTACATCTTGATCACCTCGCCGAACTGAATTTCGCTGTTCGTGTCTTTCGCCACGATCTTGTTCAGTTCGTTCAGCGCTGCGTTTCCGCAGATCGCCATACGCTCGTCGCCGGCCTCGGTCTCGTAGTCGAAGACCTTGTAGACGGAGTCGAGGAAGTTGTTGGTGGCGCCGGTGAAGGTAACGGCAGCCGTAAAGACCGTCGTATTGACCGTTGGGATGAAGCGACGGATACCGTCGAACGTCCGTTTCGGCTTACCGTTCTCGCCGGTGACCTCGCTCTTCCGCCCGAACAGGAACGCGAGTTCCTGGTCCTTGCCGTGATCGAGCGCTCGCCGCTTCCGCTCGTTCTTCAGAATGTCCCCTGTGCGGGCCTTCGTCTCGCTCGCCGTGCCCGTCACGTCATAGGTCGTTTTGAAGATCTGCGTGAAGTTGCTGTACTTGATCGGGTTGCGCGAAGTCGCCTTCGGCTCTGACGTGCCTTCTGAGAAGGTCGTACCGATCTTCAGCAGAAAAGCATTGTCCGAGATCGAGCCCGCTGTCGAGCCGGCCACACCGCGCCGTGCGGTGAACTGAGTCTCAGAGAGCACCTGCGTCACTTCGATGTATTCCGGCGTGAAGCTCGCGGCGTCGGCCGCTGGCTCCACCATCAGAACATCACCCGGCGTGAGGTGTGTCGCCACTCCCCACAGATTACCAGGAGCGCTGATGCTCGGGTCGGCTGAATCGACATTGATCAGCGTGTCGCCCGAGGCATGGGCGCCGTTGGCCTGAAGCCGGATCAAATCCACCGGCTCATCCCACCAAGAGAACTCCGGGTCATCCGTAGTCTCTTTTCCCGTTTTCCCCATGAGGCCGAGGATGGGCAAGCCACCGTTCGGGTTCCTCCAGAGGATATACTCGCGGAAGTTCTTAGGGCGCTCGTCGGTGCCCCAATCACCTGTTCCGCGAACACCAGCTACTGCAGCCATTTGCTAGTCCTCGTCACTATCGTCTCGGCTATCGAGCTCAGTGAGCTCAGCAAAGACGTTCTTCTTTCCTTTAGGAGCCCCACCGGCAGGGACAGCGCCCACCGCCGGTACAAAGGCCGGAGCCGCCGCAGCTCTCGCCGCGGCCGGCGCCTTGGGTGTCGGCAACGGAACACCGAGGATGTTGCTGGCCATCAGGCCAACGTGTTTGATGAAATCCTCTTTGCTCGCTTGCGGATTTGCTTGCCGATACACCAGACCAATGCGCTCCACTTCAGATTTCTTATCGACCAAAGCCGGCCATGACGAGAAGAACTCCTCCTCGTTTTTGCCGATTTGAGCGATCCTTGCCGTCTGTTGCTGGATCATTCCAGGCAGATATTGGTGAACCGCGGCAGTCGCCGCCTCCACCGCGTCGAAGTACACCTTGGCCGCGATCCGCGGGATCGCCTCGGCCGGGTTGGTCTCGACTAGCTCGAGTTCTTCCTTCGTCAATGCGAAGTGGGTCTTGGCGAGCGCGGCTTCCGCCTGTCTCCGCCAATCGCCGTAGGTTGCCTGAGGCTGCGCAGGCTGTGGCGGTGCCGCGGGAGCTGCCGCGGGTGCCACGGGTGGCGAAGCTGCAGGTGCCGCCGCCGGTGCGGGAGCGGGGGCCGCCGCCGGGACCGCCGGTGGAGCCGCCGCCGCCGCGGCCGGAGCCGGAGCTTGCGCGCTATCGCCCTGAGGTGCAGCTGGCGCTACACTTGGAGTGCCTTCGGCTGGCGCCGGCCCGCCGTCCATGAAGCCCAAATCGACGTCAGGGCCGAAGTCCTCATCGACCTCGTCGCTAGGGAGGCTCTCGAGAACCTGACTCTCAGGGGCTGAGGCCGGCGTCGCCTCCGGAGTTGGTGAAGGTGTCGAACTCGGAGTCGGGGTCCCCCCGCTCGGTTCCGCCGTCTGGCGGAGGATCTTGGGTAGCGGCATCGTCTAGCTCCTTTATGCGCGCGTTGATAAGGTCAATGCGAGAGGCCAGCGCTTCTGTAAAGGCCTCCGGGAGTGAAAGGCTGCGTTGCAGCCCCTGAACGACGCCAACCTGGCGGTTATGCTCGAGAGCATCATCAAGGGTGGGAAGAACTCTCCCGCCGTTGGCGACCTGAGCGTGATGGGCGTTGTGCTCCACCAGCTCGACGAACTTCGGCCAGCCGGCATGGGCGAGAAGCCCCCTGAGGAGTACCATATCGTTGCGGTCGTCCTCAGCGAGAACCTCAAGCTCCGCTCGCCCCATTACCCGAATATCGAGGTCCTCTCTCATCCCGGCGTTCCCATCTGAGGTATCTGTTTCGGCCCCGCCACCACGCTCGGATCGCGCGAGCGCATCGGCACGACGTTGCCGGCCTGAGCCGCCATCGCGGCCGCCTGGTCCGGCATGACTTGAACCCTGAACTTGTAGATGTTCTTCAGCCCGCCGAGCTGAGCGACCCAACCGAAAATCCTTCCGAGGTCATATTGCATCATGACCTGTGGGACCTTCGACATGCCCATCAAAAGCTCTTTCCACATATTCGCTTGCGCGAAGCGATCGGCCGGCATCGTACCATCCACTGGCACGAAGTCGTAGCTACCCGCAATACTTTGCGGATCGACCTGAAGGAACTGCGGCCCGGCCTCGAGCATAAGATCGCCGACGATCCGCATCTTCATCTGGCCGTCGTAATACTGCTGCGAATAGCCGACAAGCTGGGAAGCGAGGGGGCCGAAGCCCATTGCGGAATAGAACTCGCTGATCGTTTTCTGGCGGTTCACGCCGAAGGTCGAGGAACTCCGCACCTCCTGGGCGGTTTTCCGCCCACCTTGATTGATCAGCCCCATGATCTGATCATTCACGCCCACCGCTCGCTGAGCGAAGTCATGCACGAACATAATGTCGCTCAGATGCCCCCTCGTTACGTCCACCACAGGTAGCTGTGCGATCGCCGTGCGAAGGTCACTCCCGTAGGCGGCCGCGCGAGCGCGAATGGCACCGCCCGCCATCGGCTCATTGAAGTCGTTCATGACGATGCGACTGGGGTCCACCAGCCACTGGTTGTTCATCGTCTTGCGGACGTTGTACATATGGCTGTTGATCAGCCAGTCCATCGTGTTCTGGAGGGGGCGGAGGATCTCCGGCATACCGCGAGCGGTGATACCATAGCCCTCTGGCTCCATTTCGAGCACATTGATGGGGAACTTATCGACGAGGCAGCCCAAAGGGCGGGCTTCGATGATCAGCTCGAGGTTGCCGAGCTGGCCTTCCGTCACACCTCTGCCCCGAACCACGGCGGTGAAGGCCCACTTTTCGCGATGCTCGATCTTGCTCAGCCCCCACTCCGCCGGCACGAGGTCAACGAACATGGTGATGAGGCCGTAAGGCCCGGTGTCGGCCAGCTCGTCCGAGCTGACGTTGAAGCTTTCGTCGTTCGGCAAGGGCACCTGCGCCGAGCCCTGCTCGCGCCCCGTTGCGCCGCGGCCGCCGAACTGAGCTAACAGCTCGGCCCGCGTGTTGATATAGCCTCCCGCGCGTGTACGCTTGAGGATTTCCGTCAGCCCTACCTCGGAGTGGAAGCCCACGAACTCCCCGCGCTGAGGGCTGTGGAGTGGTACCCTAGGATCAGGATAGTAATCATAGGGCCGGATGTTCCAGAGCTTATTGCCCTGATACCCCGGCACCTCGACCGTCTCGATCTCACTCGTCGGAGGCCCGCCGATTTCCATGCCGTAGAGCATCTGAGGCTTCTCAACCACGCGGCTGATGGACTTAACTTCGTTCAGCCAGTAGTTCGTGATAACCCCAATCCCGTACTTTCCCGCGTCGAGGAGCCAGAAGTAAAGGGGAACGAGCATCTCGCCGACCTGCATCTGATAGTCGATGAGGGCCTCGACGGCCATGATCTGCTGCTCAGTCTCGCCATGCCGCCCGCTGAATTGCATGATCGGGGCGCGGCCGAGAAACACCGTCGTCCAGTAGGAGTGCGCGCTCATGAGCATCGCGTAAGTGTACGGTAGGACGATGGTGGTGTACTGGGGCTTCCCATCAATCTCGCGAGCGTCGCGACGCAAAGCGTCGGCGTTTCGCTCCGGCATGTAGGCGATGAACTGCTCTTCGTTCTTCCGCCACTGCTCATGCAAGCGCCACATGCGGCGGGCCGAGAGGCTATAGCGCCGGTTCAGCTGCTGCTTCACCCTGGCGTGAAGAGGCCCCTTCGGGTCGAGTTTAACACTCTGCCCACTCATGGCGAAAGGGTCCTTCCGATTTCGCCCTTGGGCGCCTTGGCGTACTCGTCATCCTCGTCCGGGAGAACGTCATCCTCGCTATCGCCGAAGAGCAGGCCCTGAAGCTTCATGCAGCCGATCGCAACCGTCTCGAGAGCATCGTCGTGAGAGACGTTGGGGTACTCGGCGAATTGCTGCAGAAACATCTGGATGCCCTCGCTGTTCGCCTCAGGCAGATGCAAAGGGGGAAGGAAGAGCATGTGCTGCGAGGCCGGCCCGCTGATGCCGTCCAGTATGCGGTTGTGCTTCGACCTCCGGTCGTCGAACTCCTCGATGACGAAATAGAGACGCTCCGTCATCATCGCCTGGCGCAGGAGCCAGGCGAGAGTGCGCTGATACGCTACACTTTCGACGACCACCTTACGAATACGGTACTTTCGCGCAAGGCGGAAGAACTCCATCAGCGTCCACGAGGGCTCATGGCCCTTGCTGACGGAGATTTCCCGAACGTAAATCTGACCCTTTGGGCCGCGGCCCAAGACCGAGATTGCCTCGAAGTCCTTCTTATCCATGCCCTTGGCGATCGCCGCAGGGGAGGGCGGCGGAACTGGGTCAATCACCATGATGTGCGAGAGGCTTTGTGGGAGTTCTTGCCAGCGCTGAACCCAGGAGGGCAAGAACGCCGAGGTCTCGGGGGTAATGAGCTTGCACTCCTTCTCTCGGACGAAGGCGGAGAGCTTGTTGCGGGCGATGGCGTCGAGCTTCTCTTGCCGAAGGGTTTCGCTACTCCAGCGGGCCGGCCACACCGACTCCCTCTGGTGGAGCGGTAGCTCCTCGGTCTCGGGCGTCCAGCATCCCGCGCGAAAGTACTTCCAGCTCGGATCACTCTTCGCCTTCATCGAGTAGTCGTCGTTCGCGATAGGCGTCTGAAGGCCGGCGATCATTGCGTCGGGAGCCTCGCTGGCGGGGGCCAGAGACTCAAGGAGAGCTCCGTAAACCAGATCGTTAATCTTTTCTCGCTGCTCCGGCGTACCACTGTTCTCCTCGCTGATGATATCATCGAGGATAATGAGATCGGGGCGGTAATCGTCGAGGTTGATGCCGCGCACGCTTCCATGAACGCCCATTCCCACAACCCAAATCGGCACCTCGTCCACGCCGTGGTGGATTTGAGCCTCATGGTCCTGCCACTTAACACCCGGCCTAAGGCCGAAAGTGTCGGCGAAGTTGCGATTATGTTCCACCTGAGAGCGAAGCCATCCAACTGACCGGATGGCGTGTCCCTCGGATTTTCCGATATAGAGGACAGTGCGAGAGACCCCATAGGCAATCCTCTTTGCGGTTAGCGCCCGAAGCCGGGTGGTTTTCATCCCACCGCGGAAGATATGGCACATCTTCAACCTTCCGGGACCTTCGAGGAACCTCGAAAGCGCCTCGTCGAAGAGCGGAGGTTCCTGGCGGAACGCCTTAGGGAAGAACGTCTTGTTGAAGAGCCTCGAGTCCAGGGCGCAGAGCTGCACGAGCTCGGAAACGGTAGTCTGCTCGGAGGCGGCCCCGCCGCCGAGCTCCGTCGCGGGGGAGGTCAGGTGACTACCAGTTGCGTCGAGCATGATCGTACAGCTCTGCTAAGCCAAGGACGAGAGCCCCTAGGAGCATGAAGAGGGCGAAGCCTAGGGGGTCGAGGTGGGCCATTAGGTCGCTCCCTGGAAAAAGCTGAGGCGAGAGGTTTCGCTAGGAAGGTTTCGCCTCAGCCGCGGGAAGGGTCCCACAAGTGAACCCCGAAGCTGTTCAGGGGCAGCCTCGTGGGGTCGGGAGTCATGATGAGCGGCTCGGGCCAAAGCACCGAGGGATCGTGCCAACGGACGACCTCGCAGACGGCGTAGGACCATCGAGAGCCGAAGATCGCCCTCACCGCCGGCTCGTAGAGCCGCCGCAGCGCCCACCAGGCGTTCTGCGTATGGTGAAGCTTCATCTCGATGATCGTAATGCGAGAATGCTCGAAGTCGAGCAGCAGCCCGTCGGGCTGACACCAGCGAGCCTTCGACTCGCCTCGAACGAGGAAGTGTATCCACTGAGCAGGAGCATAGAGGGCGCCTTCTCGCTCCGGCGAGAAGCGTTCGAGAAAGCGCGAGTGCGCCTTGCGCTCGTAGCGCATCCCGGCCGCGCGAGCGCCCGTTGGGCGGCTCGGACCGCGAATGGGACCTTGGAGTGCGAACTCGGCCCATATAACGTCCTCGGCCGGCCTAAAGCCCTGCGGCGGCCGAAAGAGCGGGAGTGACCTCGACGAGTCGCTCTCCATGCTCATGCTCCATCTGTAGCCGCATCCGGCGGCGAGCCTCGGCGAGTTCGCCCGAGGAGATCACGATGTTTTGCGTGTTGTTCACGACCTTTGCCGGCGGCGCCTTGACACCATAGCCGAGGGCCTTGAGCGCCATATCGGTGGTCTCCCGAACGCCTTCGCAGGTTAGGCCCAGGTTCACCCGCTCCGCTTCGATCCGCTGCGTCAGCACATCGACGCCGGTCTCGGCGAGCTTGAGGACCTTCCCTTGAAGGCGCTCGAGACTGAGGGCGTCGGCCTTATTGATGAAGGCCTCGCGACGCTGCGCGAAGCGAGCCTGCCAGAGATCGCTGTTCTTCACGAGGTGGACAGTGTGCGGGTGGACGTTGAGCGCCGCGGCCGCCTCCTCCTCCGTCGCAGTGGGATTCAGCACATAGAAGTCCATGAGGACCTCGTACCAGAGCTGAAGCTTTTGGGGCTCCCAAGCCATAACGCACCTACCCTTGAGGCCTTTCGCCTCGCTCGGCGGCGATCCGCCGCGTCTCCCCCAACATGGGGGGCGGCGGTTAAGGTGTCAAGCGAAAACGCGGGCGGCGGGGCGGTAGATGTAGCGAAACGCCCCGGTTCACCGGCGGGTCAGTAGGAGGTGGGGGCGGAACGCCCCCTTCTTCCGGGGGAAGATCGGGGAGTTGTATCCTACACCGTGCTTATTTCGTGTGGGCACTTAGATACCCCCCGGGGGGAGGTGACCGGGGGAGGCGGGCGGGGTAGGGTGAGGCGAGACCGCCAGGCCGACCCCCGCCGCCGGGACCGCCGACCCCCCGCCGCGAGCCTCGCGACCCCGCCGACCCCCCGTCGAACATCGCGAGCAACAATGTTGCTTTCGACGTGGGGGG